GCCTTGGCGCACACGTAGTCGAGGGTGAACTGCGTATTGGCCCACTCCTCGCCTGGCTCGCACTCGAACTGGACCGCGATGTCGATGAGTTCAGCCGCCTTGGTCGCGTGAGGCACCATCTCGCGTCCCTTGGTATGGAGCTTGGCGACCAGCTTGAGGATCGTGTCTGGGGCGCGTTGGCCGCACACCCCCACCGCGAGCGCATCCGCGCGTTCCGTCCCTTTGCCGATTGTGAGTCGGTCACGGAACCGCTTCACGCTGGCAAACCCCACGGCGTGCAGGGTCTTCGCCTGGATGCGATGGTCCTCCGCCTTGATGGTGAGTTCCTCAGCGATGCGCTTGTTGAAGGCGCAGACCAGGATGGCCTGCTCTGGGGCACGACGGCACCCTTCCAAGAGGGTGGTCGTCTTCCCGGTGCCGGCTCTGGCCGTCACCACCGCGTTGGGCTCTTCTGGCTTGGGATGGGCGAACCAGTCGAAAATGTCTTTCTGTTGGGCGGACCAGATTGCGGGCTTGGCGTTCGTTGCGGTCGTCATCATTCATTCTCCCATATCGCCATTATGTCCCCTCACTTGGAGGCGGACAGGCGAGTCTATAGCCTAGCCGAGTTAAAAACCGAAGTCAAGAACTATATTTGGTTTAGAATGAACAACTTAGCAGCACGTCAGCGCCCCAAGCTCTTCCCAACGTACCCAACAGTCATATGGGGTCAGTCTTCCTCGCCCAGAGCGTGGATCCAGGCGGATGTCGTCATATTCGCCAAATCCTCCTTGGAGCGAAGTGCCTTCACAATCGCGTGGTCGATGGTCCGCTGCCCGTTGGGGCCGGTCGCCACCACGTCGAAATACGACACTGGCTCCGTCTGGCCTGGCCGATGGACGCGATCTTCGGACTGGAGCCGAGTCTTGAGGCTGTAGTCGTTGGAGAGATAGATGACCGTATGGGATGCCGTCAGGTTGAGTCCCATCGAGCCTGTCGCCGGTGTCCCAAGGACTACGACTGGCCCTTTGGGCGCTGTCCGAGGGTCCAGGAGACGGAGCGCATCCTGGCGCTCATCGCGGGACTGGCCGCCCCATATCTTCCCCAGAGACAGCCGCGTGTCCTTCGACAGTTCTCGAAACGCTCGCTCAAGCTCTGGGCGGAATCGGCACCAGACCAAGAGCTTCAGGTTGGGGTCTTCCTCCAGTCGGAGGTCTAGCCACGAGAGGAACAGGTCCAACTTCTCCCGGCCAATCTCCTGGACTGGCTCCAACACCTTCTTGGGAGCCGGTGCCTCATCGAGGAAGGGCAAACCCAGCGGGTTGCTACCCTCGTCAACTGTCTCCTCGCCCATCGCGTCTTCCACCCCACCGAGGAAGCCAGAGCAGATCTGGGCTAGGCGCATCGCCTTCGTCATCGCTTGGGTCGCCTGGGAGACGATCCCATCGGGTGACTTCTGGAGCCATACAACCATCTCCTCGCGCATCTCCTTGTAGATGCTCCAGGTCTTGGGCGTCATCTGGGGAGACAGCGTTACGCTCTCCAGTTTCGCCGGCAGGTCCAGACAATCCTTCTTCAGACGGCGGAGGATGTAGGGTGCGAATCGCGCCTGGAGTTCTGGGATGTTCTTCCACCCGATGATCTGTACTGGGCGACCGTGGACGGAGAATCCGCCCATAATCGCATAGCGGGTCCGGAAGTGTGTCTTGTACTTACAGTCCAGGATCTTGGGGTCCATTATGTTCCCCTGGGTCATCAGATCCTCTGGGTTGTTCGCTATGGGCGTCCCATTGAGAAGGACCACCCGGCCGCACTTCTTCCGGAGCACGAAGCACGCCTTGGTCTGGAGGGCGCTGCCGCTCTTGATGGCCGAGGACTCATCCAAAACCAAGAGCGTCTTGGGTGTGGCTCTGGCAACTAAGGTTTTGAGCCGCTCTTCTGACCGGATGAAATCATAGTTGGTGATAATCCAGCGGAGTGGGACAGGCCCAAGGCCCCACGCCCAGTAGCGCGTCCTGGCGTGATATTCCTCGATGGTACACGGAACGTCGCTCCAGAGGTGCTTAGCCAACTCCCCAAGCTCCGGATCAAACCAGACCGCGCGCACCGCTGCCGGCGCCACGACGATGACCTGGTCGATAAGCCCATCGATGAAGAGGAGCATCGCTGCGTCGATAACCTGCTTGGTCTTTCCGGCTCCCATCTCATCGAACAGCCCAAACGCGATCATCTGGAACAGTTTGAGAACACCCTCGACTTGGTGCGCTCTGGGAGAGAGCCGGCAGCGAGTAACCCATATCGGAATGGCGCTCAAAACGGTTGCTCCTCAGGCTTCTCTGGGACGCCACCCTCCTTGGGAAAGTTCCCAAGGAGTGCGGCGCTGACGATGAGTTTGAAATCCTCCGAGAAGTTGGCGCCCATACACCATTGGAGGTAACTGACGTCCACGAGGTGGAGTGGGGTGTCCTTCCACTTCCCAAAGGTGAAGACGGCGTGCCCTTCGGCCCACGTCAGCTTTCCCGCCTTATCCAGTCCTTGGGCGCGTCTGGGGAAGCAATAGTCACTGAGTTCCTTCACCGTCCGGGGCAGCTGTGGGTAGGCCATAAGCTGCCCGTGAAGAACCTGGGTCGTGGCGTTCACATCGTTTGGGGCGCTATGGGCTCCCTCGAATCCGGCGTCATCAACAAACTCCTTGAATGCCGCTTGGAGGTTATGGGGTTTGAGTCGCCGGTAGACGTTGAGAGCGTCAACCATATACCCATCCCATTCCCAGGTAACATTGGCGCGTTTCATCTCCGCCCTGAGGAACCGGATATCAAACTCCACGTTGAATCCGGCGATGTCGCAGTTCACCATCTTGGGCGCGAGGGCAACGGCGATGTCCTTGAAGATGGGAGCGCCCATCACCATCGCGTTTGTAATGCCGTGCGAGCGTGTTGAGTTTATGGGGATGGAGATTTCCGGGTTCACCAATGTCTCCCAGGCGATTGGCGCCTTTGTCCGATAGTGGACCGTGATCGCCATCTGGACGATCCGGTCCCTGTCGGAGTTCAGGCCTGTTGTCTCCAAGTCCACGACGGCCAGCGGCCGTTCCAGCGCGAGAATCTCGCCCAGATTCACAGACATTGGATTTCCACCGCCCTCTGGGAATTGCCCCCAAAGCTTGGGTCTTCTCTGGGGACGAATGTAACACCCTGTCCTTCGCGGAGGGTGTCGAACGCGATCTGGGGAACAAAATCCTTGGCATGGGCGAACCGGGACACACCATCGTCCCCACGGACGAAGGCATACCCTTTGTTGGGGAGCACACGAACTACGGTTCCAGTCATCCAATTCCTCCCAAGGTCTTCATTCATTCATTTACGCTCAACTTCTTCGGCGCGTGGTCCTTTGGCTGGGGTGGTTGGCGTGAACTCCACGGTGTCCCCAACGTGGACCTCGTTGAAGTCTTGGTTGTCTTTGAAGGCGGAGCGATGGAAGAAATACTCTGTCCCATCGGCTCCCAGAAGGAACCCAAACCCTTTGTCGCCCATCACTCGGAGGATTTTGCCGGTCATTTGTTATTGGTCTCCTTCATCCGTTCCCTGAGACGGTGTTGGATCTCCGCGTTGAGATACCATGCCGCCTTCTGTAAGTCTTCGATGTCGTCCACGCCTGGCTTCCGCCCAGCGCGGCAGATATACTTCGTGGCGTTCCCCAAGTGGTAGTTCAGCTTCCAGGCGCGGACCACCTTCTGGTGCTCGTATGGATCCTCGCCACCGCCGTAATGGGCGGGATGGTTCACCGTCTCGCTCATCGCATCCTCCGGGCAAACCACTCTTGGCCCGCAATGACCCAGTCATTCTTCTTGTCGAGGGTACACGCCAGTTTGTAGGCGTCATCCCGTTTGTCGGCCTTCCAGAGACTATGGGCGCGCAGAAGCCCATAGGCCACGTTGAAGAACGGCTCACTGTCGTCCCATTCCATTATGGGCTCGAAGTGGTGGTCCGCTGCGAACAGGAGACTCTCGATGCGGTGGTCGGCATTCTCGACATCCCCATGGAACATCTGGGCTGGGGTGACTTCCTTCTCGTATGGGTTCGCCCCAACAAACCGCTGATCCCGGTAGCGTTCGACGGTGTTGAGGTATCCGTGCCAGTTGACGCTAATCTGGGTATAGGTTCCAACCTTGCACCCAATCCAAAGCGCCATGTATTCGAGGAGCATCGAGAAGTGGACGGCGTTCGCCCCATACACTCCCCAGACGATGTCGTTGGACCGACAGAAGACCACGAGGTTGAGTTCACCCGCCAGTCCGCGCTGGAATGTCGCGACGACGTTACACGGCACGTCCTTCCCCGTGTGCCCCAAGTCGGCCGTGGCGTCCCACATCTGGAGGACGCATCGCCGGTCATCTGGGTTGTTTGTGAGACCCTCGACAATCCCAGTCAGCTGGTCGCCGCCTGGGAAGTAGTGGCGCCATCGTCGCCCATACGCCCCATGGAAGATGATTCCATCGTCGGAGAAGTTCGCCATGTTCTTCGCGTATTTGACGACACCGGCGACATCGGCTCTCCCAGCGAGCATCCAGAGGGACTCATACAGATGGAAGTATGGGTTGGCGTCCCTCTGGGGCCAGAAGATCACCCGCTCGGACGGGTGGGAATACACGGTCGTCACCGGCCCAGGCGCAACGAGCACCGGCCCATTCCGACTGTCTCTTGGGATGCCCTCTTCCCAGAGGTATTCGAGTGCCTTGGGGAAGGCATCGTGGACGTTCCGGGCGTGGATGGTTTTCACTTCAGTCCCACTTCGGTTTTCAGCCGGTTGATTTCCTCCACCAACGCTTGGATCTTGGCTTTTGCGGTTTCCACCCGGTCGATAAGAGTGCCTGCCTGGGGAGTTTCAGCGTTGGTTTCGGCTTTGGGCGTTTTCTTTCTCTGGGCTTTGGTAACTGGCCGAGGAATCCATCCATTATCCCAAGCCCGTTCTCTCATATCCTTCCCCCAAATCGTGGCCTTTCCACGGATAGGGTCTTTCCCATAGGTCACGGCGTTCAGCGCGCGGTGTCGATACACCCCAACAGAGGCTCTGGCTTCCTCGACATCGATCCACCACGTCTCGTTGCCTCCTGGGATCTGCGTAACTGTCCCTGGGCGACAATAGCTATGGAGCGTCTTGGTTGCCGTTGTCCTGGTCGTGGACCCCAAGAGAGGCAGTAACAGGTTGACCCGGATCTTCCCATCTACGATGGCGAGAGAATCGAACGGGTCTGGAACTTCGAACAAGAGTGGCGCAGTTGCTTCGCTCATACATTCTCCTTCTTGGATTTGGCTTCCTTGGCTTCCAGCTTCCCCAGGCACTTGAGGCAGATCCGGTCATCCTTCTTGTTGGGGATGAAGTGGAACTTGGCCTTACAGCACTTACAAACGGCGATAATCATACATTCACTTTCATTCTTTCACTTCTTCCACGTTTTGCCAAAGAATGTCGAGACATTCCCCAGAGGGCAACAAGAACGGAAAGAATCTATCTGGTTGTGAACGACCCCAAAACCCTCGAAAACCCTCTGGGCCTTCAATCCCTATTGTTCCCACGACATACTCAGAACGGTATCTGGTTAGATCGACAGTTAGTCGATACTTTGTTTTGAGCCGTCGTTGTTCCATTTCTTCCCACATTCCTTCACTCATACATTCACCCTCTCCCGTTGAACTTCGCCCTGGGCTCACCTTCCCCAAAGAGCACCCGGCAGTATTTGTCGAACTCACAGAGCGAGTGCTCGATGTCGCGCATCTCCAAGGCGGGTAACGCTTGGCCTTTGAAGATGTCTGGCTCTGGGCTTCCAGCCCACCCAAGCGTTTGCCCGTGGGTGAGGAGTTCTCGCATCGACGCGATGGCGGTCTTGTTCGTATGGGGCAGTCCCAGACGCTGCAATCCGCGCAACGCCCCAGGCCCAGGGTTCGCCCAGGTATAGATGTCGGTGGCGTCTTCGAGCAGTTGGGTATGCCGCATATCGGTTACCATCTCGTAGGCCATAAAGCCGCCCACGCAATGGACTGTCGTCAGGACGTTGAATGTCGCGGCCAGACTACGGTGGACCCTCGCGGTATGGGCGATCTTGTCCCTGAGCCCCCAGAGGTCCGTGCAGACTTGGACGATGGCTTCGATCTTCGATATCCCAGGCGGTGAGTAGACGATATGGGCGCCAGTGAAAACCTGCTTCTTCTCGTACAGCCGCTGTTCGAGGATGCGTTGGATAACGAGTGGGGTCCAATCGATCTGCCACCCAAGGAACGCGCCGGTGCCACACCAGTTAAACATTCGATACCAACCGATGTTGAACGCGAGGAGTTCCAGATTGCGCTTCCCATATGGGCAGTCGCAAGGAATGAACTCCAGGCCTTGCCCGCCGATGGCGCCTTGGGAAGCGCACGAATCGGTATGGGTGGCAGCGTCCTTGTGCGGCTCCAAGAAGTTCTCACGGAGCCATACCGTCCCACGGTCATTCTCGCGGAACGGGTTGGTGAACTTATAGTCCAGGAGGATGGGGTCAGTCGTCCACGGCTTGGGCTGTCCCGCCTGCCGGCGGAGATAGATGGCGTGGCGCTCCGCGATCCAATACCAGAATCGGTCCTCAGTGGATTGGGTCAGATCCGCCACGGAATGCCTCCTCCCATCTTTTCATTTCCGCTTCTACGCGCTCAATTTTGTCTTCCAACTCCAACAGACGGTTGATGACGACCTTCACCAACTCCAAGACAGAACGATCATTTTCAACCGATCTTTGGGCCACTTCCTCCAACGCTTTCACGATATCGTCAAACATTCGTTCCCTCCATCTCATCCCCAAGGCACGTCCATCCGATACGCTGGCGCCGCGCAAACAACTCGCAGTATGGGCCGTCCACGAGGTGCTCGACAATGTCGTAGAATACGCTGGGCTTCTCCGAATGCCGCCCCACGCGAGCAGCGAACACCGACCCATCGATGATCTCTACCCCATCGGTCGTGGTAAACGTGGACCGAATCGAATTGGACTTCACCAACGGCGTCCCACGTGTCGCGATGAGACATACCTCGTGTTCCATCCGGACCTGTCGCCCCATCCCGAAGTGGCGGTTGCCGTTTACCGTCTTCTTCAACCATACCATCTCCGCCTTGGGAACGAAACCCCAAGCCCGGATGACAGCTAGTGCTTCCTCCTGCATCGACGCCACGCGCCAGAGGAACAGGTGGGCCTCATAGGCCAACTCTGGGAGTGGGAACGAACAGATGTCTCCCACACTCATCGTTCGATAATTCTTGACGGCTCCTCGTGTTGGGCCTGGGAGCTTGTCCCCAAAGGACCACCCTGGGTCCGCCACGAGGACACGAAAGCGTTCGCCCATTAGTTTGGCCTCACAAACTCTTTCGAGCCTTGGCGAAGCTCTCTGAATTCGAGGAGCCCATGGCTGGCCTGGTCGTCGGTCAAGCCCAGCTTCTCGGTGAGAAACCGATAGACGATTGTGTCTGAGACGGCGGCTTCAATCGCCTGCCCCAACATCTGATGGATCTCACGAGCCTTGTCTAAGTCCCACTGGGACATCTCACTATTCAGTGAGAACTCAATCATCCCACGCTTCGTGCGCCCAGAGATAATCGTGGAGAACGCGATGTTGTCTGAACGCAGTTCGTCGTGCCGAGCGTGCTTGAGGCGGAGATGCCCCATCAGCGCCTTGGCGATGTAGGACCGAATTAGATCCTCATCTTGCTTCCCAAGGGATTGTTTGACGTTCCACTCACAGAGCGGGCATTTGGCTTCGATCATTTCTTCCGCTCCAACTCCTCGGTGACGATCCCATCATACCGGGTGAAGTAATCCTGGAATGACCGCTCCAATGTCTTCCGATTGATGGGGTCAGCGGTCTGGTAAAGTTTGGCGAGTTGCTTCACGAAGCTGCCGCCATACTTCCCCATCGCTTCGAGGATGTCCCATATGGGGTGTTGGAACGGCGTGTTATCGTCTTCAAACCCACGGTTCTCTGCGGCGTAGTCGAGTTCACCCACGGGCCACCCCCAACGCTTCGGCCACCATCTCGAATGCCGCTTCACGATCCAAGAACCAGGCATCCAGCCCGGCGTCCTTCAATCGGTTGATGGTGCGCTTATGGCGAACCGCTCTGGCCTCGGTGTTCTTGGGGTCCAATGGGCGAACGTCACCGCGTGCGTCGCGTCTGGCCTGGATCCCGGCGATGCAGATGGGTATGGGAGTCGTCAGGCCGATTACCAGAACCTTGAAACCCTTGCGATGGAGTTCGACGCACCGTTTGGTATCGTCGCTTACCATAATGCCCTCATAGAGGACATCGCATCCTTCCAGCGCCGACTGTTCGACCAACTCATACACGGTGTCGGTCTTCGTGATGGTATCGGTCCCACCGCACGGCGTCTCGTAGTGCCCCAGGACAGTTAGTGTCCTCCCATCGTGGGGCAGCGTATAGCTTATGGGCTGCTTGCGACCCTCGATGAAGTTGGGTGTCTTGTTGGGGCAGAGGTCCATAATCCGTCGAACCACGGTGGACTTCCCGCTCCCAGATGTTCCTCTCAGATTCACAATCATACGTTCCTTCCTCCGGACGATTCTACTATGGGGCACTCCCAGAAAGCAACCCAGATTTTAACTGTCGGTCAACCCGCGATAGCAGGTCAGAAACGCTTCCTTGGATTGTCTCCACGACCAAGGCATCCACGCGCCGATACGTGCCCGCTCATCGAGGGAGACAGGCGGATAGTTGGGGAGCTTCATCAGCCAATCGTTCCAGACTTTGAGCCCATAACCTTCTCCACCCTCGAACCGGAGCATCAGTTTGTCGGCGTAGGCCACCTCTGGGGTCATCTCCTCCGGGCACCCATACTTCTGGTAGATGATCCGTTGGAGCTTGTCTTCCACGTCCCGGTAGTGCCCCAGTTCTGGGCTCTCCTTGAGCCACTTCGTCATGTCCCCAAGGTATGCCTCGGAGGCATCGTGAAGCAAGCCTTGGAGACTGTCCGACACCCTCGCCACGTAGACGGAGTGTTGGGCGACGGTAATGGGACGTTTGGTATGGCCGGCGAACCGATTGCAGCACGCCAGCCCATGGGCGATGTCTTCGAGGGTGATGTCGTCCGGTTTGGGGTCAAACAGGTCGATGAACTTCCCAGAGAAGGTCAGGATAACGGGCTTCACGGTTTCTTCCCCACGATATGGACTTCTCCGCCGTGGAAGGGATGTCTCTGGGTATGGACGATTACCAACCCCATAGCGGCCCACTTGTCTCGCCATCCCGCTTCATCGAGGTGGTTCAAGTGGGCTGGCTCATTGTCTATCGCCATGTTGGGCGTTACGTGGGCGATGTATCCTCCGGGCTTCGTCACCCGGAGGATTTCACGCATCCCAAGGTCCAGGTCGCCCAGATGCTCCATCACGTGCCTGGAACAAACGAGGTCAAAGGTCCCAGAGTAGTAGGGCATTCGTTCCACGAAGCCATTGTGGACGATCAACCCACGCTTCTGGGCTTCCGTCACCAACGGCTCATACAGATCGATCCCAACGATACGGCCACCTCTCCGGAGCCACTCTGCGAGGAGACTCCATTGGCCCCCAGAGGCAGAGCCGAGTTCCAGAATGGCTTCTCGTTCAGCCGGAACGTGTCCCAAGAGCGCACGATACGACTGGTCGTCAGTGGCGTCGCGGGATGCGATGCTCCCATCGGCGGTCAGGTCTGCTCGCATCTTCGCCATACGGCGATGGTGGTCGTAGTTCAAGTCACGAACACGTTCTAGTGGTATCGGCATGGGGCGGTATCCTCAGCTGGCGCGTCGTCGTTTCTCTGGGAGCGCGAAGTCAGGCTGCTCCTTGATCCCAAAGGCATCGGCCAGGATCTTGGAGATGACCCACGAGGGACGGACACGATGGGTGTCCGCCAGTTCGCGGACCATGTCTCGAATCTCTGGGATGAGGCAGGAGAGGATGGGCTCACGCCCACCCTTCAGCGGCGGCTGGCGCCTGTATTTGAGTTTACCCACGGCGCACCTCCTGTTGCAGAATGGCGATTGTGAGCGTGATCTGGTCCCGGCGCTGGCGAAGGAGCTTGATGATGCCGCCCACGCTGGCATGGGTGCCGTTCTTTCGCTCGTGGGCGACAGCCTTCCCCACGATCTTATGGGCGCGTGTCTTCTTCCTCCGCTTCGCCCAAGCAGACTTCTGGATCACGCTCATCTTCTCCTTGCCTTCTGGTGTTTGGGTCCAATGTGTCTTACTCATTCATTCCTTCTTTCATTCACTATGTTAGTGACGGACGGCCCCACCACCGCACCCGTCTACGAGGATCTCCAAACCCATCGAAAGTGACTTCATCCTCGTGCCTCGGCTGAGTTGCCCCCAGAGAAAACCCACCCAGAACCCTGGAAGCCCACGGTCACTCGTGGCGATGCCATTTACACCGAGTGAAGTGTTATCGTCTTGGACTTCACCCATGGGTTGCGGAAGTCAGGAAGACGGAGCGCCTTGGCAGCCGTCAACGTCTCACTTCCACAAAGTGACTCCTCGTGGCCGTCACCGCACCGGAGACACCCGGACGGCGGGCATATTTCCATCTCTGCGAACTGAGTTGCCTCCTTGGACTTCTGGAACATGGGAACGCGATGGCCGTGGCATTGGTCGGCGGTCAAAAACTCCGGTCCCATCGACTTCCAGAGGCCACCAGGCTTCTGGGTATACTCGTAGCACAGCGCGTAGGTCATCCCAAGCGACATGGCCTTCTTCTGGTATCTGGCGTGTCCCTCGCGCCGATACGATTCCACGACGGTCTTCTGGCCGCCGCACTGGTTCTCGACAAACAGTTCTTTGAACCGATCGGAGCGTGGCCCAGGGAACTTCTTGGCGATTCTCTCAACCATTGCTTTCGCCCAAGCGTGCCCGGCTTCCACGAATTTGACGATGACGTGGTCCACGCCGTTGGCGGCCAGCTTCTCAAACAACTCCTCGACATCGTCGTGGGTCACGACCCCAGGGATTATGGGGTTGCACTGGATGGAAACGTAGATGCCGGCGTCGTGGAGTTCCTTGCACTCTGCAATGGTTTGGTCGAGGGTGATGGCCCCAGGCGACAGCCGGTGCCACGTCTCTGGGTCTGGGGTATTGATCGACTTCTGGGCGTAGCTGTACTTGTTGAGGCGGAGAAGGTCATACGCCCAGTCTGGGTAGGACAGGCGCGACAGGAAGAAGATCGGCAGCCCAGCGTCCACGAATGCTTGGGCGCCACGCTCCGTGTTATGGTAGTATTCCTCCAGAGGGAGGAATGGATCCGTGAAGCTGGAGAAGTAACCAGCCGTGGAGACTTGCATCGACTTCAGCTGCTTCCGGACGTGCGCCCCATAGTCGGTGGGGACGGTAATCAATCCGCTCCCACGATACCCTCGACTGCCGGAGTTCACGTAGCAGAACGCGCACCCCACGGAGCACCAGCCCCCATAGGGTTGGGTCAGAATCGCGTCTGTCTCACATGGGCGGTCCCTCTGGCCCTGTTGCAGCCCATCGTTCTTGGACGAATACCAGCCCTGAAGATCCTTCGCCTTCTCCAAGCGAAGATGGGGGAATGGTTCGAGGAAGACCACGACATCCTTCATGTTCTCCTCCAGCGCCCCACGGACCATTCCGATCTTGGCCGTCCGCTGGAGAATCTCCCGATTGGTAACCGGATCGTGCTTCCGCTCGATGGGCCCAAGGAAGTCTCGCATATCCGGGTCCACTTTCATGAAGTGTTGGTATGCGGTCTTCGTTGGGGAGTTGTCGTCGTCATCCTCCAAGTTCAGGAGGTCAATCTCACTTTGCATCTTTCACTCCCAGTTCTTCATCTGAGACCCATATGGTTGCCTCGACAAACGCCCCATCGAGGGTTGGGGCCACGTAAGCCGTTGGAGCCACACGGATGCCTCCCAAGTTAGCCACGCGCTGAGCCGCCTTCTCACGATATTGTTTCCGCCGTTCTTTGTCGGTCTGGCGCTTGTCGTAGATCGTCATTGGGCTCCTATGTGGGACATCTCATTCGCGGCCCATCCAGCGGCGATGCACCCGAATTTGCCCGCCCCAACAGCTACCCATATCCGCTCGTTGACCTGCGCTAGCAGGCACGGTTTCCGCCCAGACAGATCGAATGACCGAAGCCCTTCACGGATCTGGGTGGGACCGTCTGTTCGCCCCATTGCGGCTTGGATCCGGAGCTTGGACTGGATCGTTCGCTCATCGGTCCAATTCTCTGGCTTCAGGGCGGAGCCGTCTGCCGCCCATATCTCCGTGGGCGTAATGTTATGGACGGTGACCTGCTTGTATGGGGCCCAAGTCTGGACGAACGGATGCTCCACCTGTCCGGAGAACCGGAAGCTGACCCCATGCTTCGCCGTCAGCTGAATCTCTGGGATGAGTCGCATCGTTCCCATACCGGCGGCAACCACGAGGAGCCGGCAGGTCTCCATGATTTCGATCCCATGCTTTATGTAGTGGACCGTTGGGAAACCTGTTCGCTCTCGGATCCACGAGTCGTCCACTTCTTCGTGGGGTGACCCATAGACACGGTCCATTCCAATACGCCAGACATCCCTTTTCAGAATGTCTCCGCTGGGATGAATCTGGAATGTCTCCTTGGTAAGCCCAAACAGGGTGTCGAGGGTATCCAACATGGGCTTTTCCTCATCCTTGGGAAGCCCGGTCAGTGGAGATGGTTTGACGCTTCCTCCGCATGGGCCGGTCCCAGAGAGTGGACGATGGCTGTCGAGCACTAGGGTGTCTCGCCCTTGGAGCCGGAACATCCCGGCGATGGACGCGCCCACCACTCCGTTGCCGATGACGATAGCGTCTCTCATTTGGGATTTCCTAGTGTGGCGAGTGCACGCCCAAACTTCGCCAAGTCTTCCCCAGTTAGATTCTGGACGAAGTGAAGACGGATGAGCCCATCCACCGGGATTTCCAAAAGAATGTCGCCGCATTCCGGTGGAAGGTTGAAGCCTTCGTCTTTCAACGCTTGGTAAAGGTTGGGCGGAAAGTGGTAGTAAGCAGAAAGGCTCATCCCATGTTCTCCCTGAGATGCTCTAGATTGTTGGTCCCCACGATGGGCGTTACATGGTTGTCCTTACACCATTGGAGGATCTGCCGCCGTTCCGCGATGTCCCGGCCTTGCCCCAACGGGCTATGGGCCATCACCGCAACGTTCATCGCGCGGAAGAAAGGGAGCACCCCAGCGAGCCCATCCAGACGGACCTGAATCGACGCCAATCGAGGGCAGGTGAGACGGGCGGTGTAGAATTGGTCCACGCTGAAGTTACACACGCCCACGTAATCGGCCTTGTCTCCCAACAGGTCATTCAGCGCCGCCATTGTTCCCTCGATGGGGACATTGGCGTTGGGCCAGTGGATTTGGAACAGCCCCAAAGGTCCGCCCAGATTGTAAACGCTCCGAGACGCTGCCCGGAGGACATTCGTGTAGGTCATATGGTTCCGGCTGACCTTAGTGGCGATCCGGATCGGCGCGTTCTTCCCCAAGACCTCCCCAAGTTCCTTCTCCACGCGCCCATACCCATACGTCTCAGCGGTATCGATCAGCGTGACGCCCAAGCCCATAGCCTCTTGGGGTAGTCTGGGATCGTATTTCCACCCATAGCTTCCCCAACCGGGACGGGTGGAGAGCGTCAGTGGAACCGTGCATGGGACCGCCACTGTTTCTCTGGGGAGTTCCCTGAGACGGCGGATGGCGCGACTTCGCGCCTGCTCTTTCATCTGGGACGTGGCGGCGGTGAAGGCTTCGCGCCAGTGGGCTTCATAGAGCGACCCATGGACGGCATTGCGGGCGAGGGCCAAGACTTCCTCTGGGACCTCCCCATCTTTGCCCTCCAGGTAGTCAGCGGCGGCACCGAACGGAATTATCATTCATTCTCCTAGCTGGAACTCAACGTAGTCACTGACGATTACCAACGCTTCCCCATAGCTCCCAGCGCAAAAGACGCGTGTCGCCATCTCCTCTGCCTTCTCTTTCTGGCCGGCCTTTCGGAGTGCTTCCTTGGCAGCGGCCAGAACCGCGAAGATGTTCCCATCGATGGGGCCTTTGACGATGGGCCTCATTGGGCTTCTCCTCCAGGTGTCGCGTCATACAGACGTTCCGCCGTGGCTGAGTATGGGGCCCACTCCGCCAACCCCATCCGAAGTTCAATAGAGTCATACCCGATGGGGTATGCGTAGTTGTTATGGGACTTCCACTTACAGAGGATGGTCTCAATCTCCTGGATCCCAATCGGCCGTTTTCGGTCTGGCGGAGCCATCGCACCTCGGAAGGTCACCAACAGTTCCTTGGCGACTTTCGCCACCGCGATCTTCTCTGGGGTTTCTGCGTTGTAGCTTGGGGACAGCTTCCACTGGATGAGGGCGGATTTGTAGGGTTGGTCGTACATCATGACCTCGGTGTCTCCGAAGTCTATGGGAATCCCCATCACTCGCTCCAACATATCTGCCGCCTTGAACGCGATCCATGGGCCGAACTGGGGAATGGAGATCGCCCGTTCGCGGATGGTGGTAAACTTCGGCGCACCACTTATCAAGAAGTCCACCGCTACCTCTGGGCGTTTATAGACATTGGAGAATATCTCGGTGGACTCGATGGCTTTCTCCCCACGCCAATGCCGGCGCTCATGGCCTCTGGGCCATCGCCCTCCCATCGGTGTTGGGGACGTGTTGGACGCCATGATCTTGAAGAAGTACCAGTAATCGTCCCCAGTATGCTCGCTCAGCCAGCTGGAGACGCCGGCATTGTAGCAACACCAATAGGCGAACAACCAACGCTTCAGTTGCTCGCGCTCCAACGCAGCCCCAGCTAACGCGATGTAGAGTGGATCCAGATCGCCGGTGCGAAGGAGATAGTTCCCAAACTCCTCAATGTTGGGTAGTCGATGGTTCCGATCCATCCTCGTCAATAGGGTCATTCGTGCCTTCCATCTCCTTCTCCAGCATTTCAAAGATGAGGATTGAGACAGACTTGCCTGTCTCCAACCGTCTCTGGCGGAGATAGTCTTTGACTGGCTGGGTTACATGGGCCGCGATGTAGACGTTACGATCTGAGGTTATCATGGTCGTGGACCTTTCGGATCAGTTCAACTACCCAACGATGGTTGAACCCGCTCACCGTCTCCTTTGCTGATTGCCATTCACTCATTCCCTGGGGAGAGACCACCAGCGTCCGTTTGGAGCCGCTGTTCTCATCCCATATGATATACCGCGCATGGCTATGGTTCGCCAGACGCAGCATCGTCAACTCTTGAATCCCTTGGGACTTGAAGTTTGGATTCGCGTGCTTCCCTTCCCACCACGATGTAACTCCGTTCCCAGTAACGGAGAGGTCAGGCACCCCAAAGAGGTGGCGATCCTCGTGGCGGAATATAACATACCCTGGAAACGCTTTTCGGACAAGAGTTACCAAAGCTGACTTGAGAGTTGCCTCGGTCACTCCTCCTCCAGATATTGGTTTGGCGTCCCATAATCCAAGGAGCCTTGCGACTTACAGCGCCGACACTTGGCCTCTCGCCAGTTGTCTGTCTTCTGTCCCTCTGGGGACTTCATGGGCTGGACGTGGCCGCATTCCTGGCACGTCCTGAGCCAATCAGTCGCTTGGAACCGTGGGTCGCGGAGTTTCATCATCTGACGAACGTCCCAGTGATTCGTTGAAGCCCAGGCATGGTTCGCCGGAACTCATCTTGGGCGCTAGAGATATCGACCACTTGGCGGTCTACCTTCAGATCGACCAACAGCCCCACGGAGACGAATTGGCCCGCTGGGTCCTTCATGTAGACCTCTGGGCGGTCCCACGCTGGGAGATGCTCTGGATGCCCTGGGCGGCCGATTACCATTCTGGGGTCGATGGACGCCAGCGCCTTGAGCGTCGTGACTTCCTCTGGGGATGCGATCTGGACCAGCGCCGTCGTGGCCGCTGCCATACCCACGAGGGTGCCTTTCAGGAAGTTGCGGCGGTCCATTATTGCTTCCTCCGAATCAGGTAGTAAACGCCCAAGAGCGCCAGCCCATAGACCAAGCTGAAGGCAGAATCAATTGGCTTTATAAACGATGGTCCCACTCAACACCGTCCCGTTTGCGATGTAGCCGGGTGGGAGAGGCTTTGGGGTGGTAACCGGCTGATCCGCCCCATAAAGCATCATTGTTTTTGTCTCAGGAACCCCACGGCCAACGAGGGAGATGAGTGGGAGCGCCAAATCCCCAAAGAAGATCGACGCCACGACTGGGACGCCATCGTCGATACTGAAAGGCAACCCTTCGAGGATCACCATCGGCTCTGGGAACCGCCCAACACGTCCGACGATCAGCGCGAAGGATGCCATGGTGATCCTCCCAGACTGGACCCACCAGCCGGTTTGCCGGGTGTAGAGGTGCGTTCCCATCAGCTTGGGCTTCCACGATCCTTCCGCATCCGTCATCGACGCGCCTGGCTCACCCTGCGGTCCTCTGGGACCTTCTGGGCCTTCTTCACCCTGCTCGCCTTGGTCGCCCTGCGGTCCTTCCGGACCCTCTGGGCCCTGCTCGCCTTGGTCGCCGTCCCATCCGCGTGGACCCTCTGGGCCTTGGTCGCCTTCATCGCCCTTGGGTCCGGGTGGGCCTTGTGGGCCTGATGATCCGACTGGACCTTGGGGCCCAGCCGGGCCAGTCGGTCCTGTCCCGTCTCCCATGGGACCTTGGGGGCCAGCGGGACCAGGTGGCCCCGCCGGTCCTATGGGGCCTGTTGGGCCTTCCCCATACGGACCCTCTGGGCCTTGCGGCCCCATAACGCCTTGGGGACCTATGGGGCCCATTGGTCCCGTGGGACCCTCTGGACCTTGGGACCCTGGTTCACCGCCCGGACCCTGCGGCCCGGTTGGCCCTTGGGGCCCAACGCCATATGGACCTTCTGGTCCTTGGGGTCCCATGGGACCTTGCGGCCCTTGCTCGCCTGGCGGCCCAATGGCGTATTCTCCGGGTGGCCCCTGTTGGCCGCGTGGACCCTCCGGACCTGTCGGACCTTGGGGACCGGCTGGGCCTGTTGGACCCGCTGGGCCTTGCGGTCCTTCCGGTCCAGGTGGTCCTTGGGCTCCTGGTGGCCCAGGCGGTCCTGGGACACCCCCAGGTGCCGTCGGGTCAATATCGCCTTCAGCCATTCCGTCTCCGTTTCTGATAATCCATGACCCCGTCCCGCATGAACGTGAGTCGAATCTGCTCGATATGGGGAAGCCCAGACCACTCCCCATCCGTCATCTTTCGCATCTGACCGTCGTCTTCCATCACAAGCCAACAGAAGCAGGCAACGCAAAGAATCAAGACCCCAGGTTGGGGCTTTCCGGTCCCAGTCAGCGCGTCATGGGCTGCCCCACAGACCGGGCATGAGTGGTCTCCACGAGTGGTCTGGACGCCCATTAGAGTGGCCTCACCTCGATGGCTCTGGCGCCCTTGGGACCCTCGATGGGCGTAAACTCCACCGGCTGGTCCTGCTGGAGGTCATCAAAGCTCAGAAGCGATGTCTTCTCCAACGCACTCCGATGGAAGAAGTAGTCACTACCAGTTGCCTCGTTGGTAATAAACCCATAGCCTTCCATCTTCTTCATGGTCTTGATCGTCCCACGCAACTTCGTCGCCATCGTCATCTCCTTCTGGGTTACAGAACCTGCTCGATGTGAACCCGCAAGCCGGTGAGCCGTTCCAGGAACTGCTCCGTGGCTACCACCGTCTCGGTGACTTCCTGAACGGTCAAGCTCCCAGCGTCTTTCCCATCACCCTCGATTTCCGCGATGACCTTGGGACCCTTCTTGAACGTGATCTTGAACGCCAGCTTCATACACTCTCCTCATCTTCCTTGGTAAAGCAAAGCAAACCGGCCTGGAGCGCCATACTATGGAGAACTTCCCCAGAGTCATCTTGTTCGAGTCCACCCATAAGAGCCGCCATAATAATGCTCGCCAAGCGGACCTCATGGTCTTCAGTGTCTTCGAGTGCCTTCTGGGTTAATGGCCCAAGGCTTTCGATCAGTTCCTCGCGCGTCACCACTGCACCGATGCGCTCACGCCCACGCTCTTGCGCCCAACCTGGGGCGCCACGTGGACCTTATGGAAGCCTACCAACATCATCCCGCCACCGACGCCCATGGTAATGAGCCCGGCCTTCACGAGTGGCTCACCCTCGCGACAGGCGTGGTTCTGAATCTCGTAGTGGGCGAGGTTGGGGTTGTTGATAACACACTGTGGCCGCCCATAGACAGTCACATCGGTGGACCCAGGCTCCCTGTAGGGAACCATCAGCGCCGCGCCCACGATAGCGGTCAACACTCCGCCCCATCCCAACTTCTGGTTGTACGAGCGTGTCTCTGGCGGCGCTGCCGCCGCTGGACCCGCCCATAGAGATACCAACAACACCGTCGTCATCGTCTTCATCGTCGTCTCCTTTTTTGTCTCCGGTCATTTGGGTAATCAGGCGTTGTCTTCTTTCGCCTATCATACATCCGACGCTCTCCAGATCCTGCCTCTCCTCGTACACCCCCAGATCCCACGAAATGCAAGTCAGTGATCCCTTGCTTCCCACGCGTCTCTTCCACGCTGTTGTAGTTGTCCTCCTTCCAAGTCTTACACTCCGCCCAGTTCGCACCCGTCTCGGTGTCCCATAGAATCGGCACCCTAGCGAGGGTGGGAAAGCTCTGGGAATTGAGAATCTCGGCCACCCTCGCAGCGGTGGTCGTTTCTTGGGCGTCCCCATTCACTTCGTCGTGGACGGTGAACCGGAGGAGCAGCCCGGTGTACTTCCGCTCTCGGTGGAGTTCCACCAGCTTCTGCTTCATGATATCCGCCCCAGAGCCTTGGTCCACGCTATTGAACGCTTTGTGGAGCCGATACTTGTCTGGGAACCGACTCCGCCGTCCCATCACTGTCTGGACGTATCCACGGCTCTCAGCGAGGTTCGATGCCCTCCGGAGGAGTGGCTTGACCTCTGGGAGCAGCCGGTTATACAAGTCGTCAATCTCTTTCGCCTTGGCGAGCTTGGGGTGGTCGTCATGGGCTCTCGATGTCTTGAGATCCTCGTATACGTCTGGGGTGATAAACTCCAGCATCAGCGCCAGCTTCTTAAGTCCAGCCCCATAGACCTTGGCGAAATTGCAATCCTTGCACCGCCGATACGTCAGGTCAGGCTTGTATGGGCGGAGCATCTCCAAGACCAAGTTGTGGAACTTCGTCATGGGGTCTTTCGCGTATGCTTCCAAGACCACCGGATTGTTGGCGTAGTTGGCGAAGATCCGATATTCAATCTGCATCGCGTCTGACGAGAGCCACCGCCCAGACTTGGGAATGTGGAGCTTTCGGATGGGATAGATTTCGTCATCGTGGGTATCGTCATTCTCATCGAAGCCCCACGCCACCCGCTGCTTCGCCACCTTCATCCGTTGTTGGATATTGACGCCCTCTTTCCCAGAGATGACCGCTGTCGAGGAGAATCGGCCGGTGACCGTCCCAGCGGCTCCTGGGTATCCTTCTTCCTTCTCGGAGCGCAGCTGATGGAGCGCATAGCGCATGATCCCATTGGGCGAGATGACGACTTTGTCTCGACACAGATACTTGCTCCGAAGGCTCGCCAGCTTCCCAGCCATCCGGATGTCTTGGACGATGGGGTTATCCACGGCCTTGAGAACTAGATCCGTGTAGCTTGGGCGTTTCTTGGAGCCGTCCTCGCCACCTTTGGTCCACGCCGTCGTCGGAAGTTCCAGCTTCTCCCAGACGCGATCCATATCCTTGGGCGAATCTGGGTTGACGTGGAAGCCCACCGCGTGGTAAATCTTCTGGAGATACCCATCAAGCTTCCGGCCTGACTCCCCAATCCACTTCTCCAGCAGTTCCAAGTCTATGGGTGAGCCATTCTTCTCCATCTCACAGACGACGTAGATGATCTCATCCTCCAGCTTCCGGACGCGATGAAGACCCTCCGCCGTCAGCTTGGGCCACATCACCTCGATGAGGTCATGGACCCCACGGACATCACCCTCGGCTCTGGGCGCAACGTCACCCGCGTGGTAGTCCGCCATATTCTCGGCATTCAGTTCCTTCCCCACCTTCTCCCGGCCAAGATAGTCCTTCATGATGGCGTCCAGGGAGAACTTCTGGCGATGGTCGTCTAGCAGGGCAGCGTAGTGCCCGACATCGCTCACCTCGTTGCCTTGGGCTTCGAGGTCCACGCCCCACTCGCGGAGCATGTGGACGTCAAACCGGGTATTCAGGTTGGTGATGCGCTTCCCACGGAGTTCACGCTGCGCCCATCGCTTCACCGTCTCTTCATCGAGGTTCCCACCGCGATGTCCCCATGGGAGATACTGGGTGGAGCCCTCTGGGAGGCAAATCGAGATGCCTATGGGGCGGTTCCCATCCCACCAGCGCAGGCCGTTCGTCTCCGTATCGATCTGGATGTCTACAATCCCATCGAGGCATGGCGGTTCCTTGGGAATCCACCTCGTGGGATTGGTGTATTCCTCGCCCAGAACGTCAAACAGGCTTGGTTCGCGCATGGAGTTGTCGCTTTCGTCCGGTGGTCTTCCCACCCTTTCGCCCAGCGGCAATCGCTTCCTTCTGGGTCCATCTATGGGCGGTCCCAGCGGCATGCGCCGCCTTTCCTCCCTTACGCGCGATTGCCTGCCGCTTCTCTGGGGTCATCCCAGCGAATCCTCTGGGGCTCATTTGGGGTCCAATGGGAGAAGTTGGGGGATGTAGATGGCCTGCACGTCGTGGACCTCTGGGACTTCGCGGAGTTTGTGCTCCACCAGTCGCGCCAGGACACGCTCCAGGAACGGTTGTTGGGCTGCTTCGATTTCCACAAACAATCGGATTCTCACACTGTCTCCATATCCTGGTGCTTGGGACGGAAGCTATGGGATGCCCTTCGCTTGGGCGTCTGGGACCGCTGGAGGCACCAGAGGTCAAACTCAATCAGATCGATGGACGCTGGGAAGTGGATGCGAGCCCATTCGTGGACCGTCTTCAGTTCTGAGACGGTGAAGGTCTTCTCCTCGGAACGTCGCTGCCAGCGCCAGAATAGGTGGTCTGGGGATTCACACTCGCTCATCTGGGGTTCTCCCATAGTAGAGCCGGAGTATAGCCGAGTTAAAAACCTCGCGCAAGCCCCATAACACTGACGTCCGGTTTGTTGGGATGGCCCAGACAGATACTCGAATGGCTCAGCTGCGGCCGGTATGGCTCAGCTGAGAGGTCTACGGTAGAGCTTAGACCGAAGACGATGCCGGCACACCTAGGATTGGTGAGCCCGTAGGCCTGTAGGGTAGCCCAGCCCGGTTCCCAATCGCGGTATCGGGCCCACTCCGGGCCAGCGGGCACCACTTTCCCGGCGATGTCCTCGGACGGGCCCACCCACCCTCCGGGGTGGGTCCGTCCGGTGAATAGCCGAAACAGCTATAAACCTGACGGGCACAGCCCGGTCAGCTGATTGGAAGATGCCCTGTAGGGTAGCCCAGCATTTCCTCCAATCATCATTCCTAGGTGTGCCGGCAAAGCGGGCACGCGGTTCTCGCGGCCATCCCTCCGGCATCCGGGTGGGCTCCAGCCGAAGTCAGCGCCGACAGTCGAGGTGGACGTGGAAGCCTAGATGTAGGCTAGGCCACCCGGAGGTGGCCTAGATGTAGGACGGGCCACCCGAAGGTGGCCCGTGGTCGAGGGAGGTGGACTGGCGAGGGACTGGCTAGACGGCGGCAGGTTCCGGGGTGGCTTCGGTCGTGGCGATGCCCGCCTTCACCGCAGCCGCCAGAGCCTTGGCTGCCTTCTCCTGGGCCTTCTGGGCGCGTGCGGTCTGCTTCGCGGCCAGCGCCTGGGCCTTGGCCAACTTCTCCGCGGTCATCTTCGCGCCACCGCCGCCACCGACGCGCACCGCGCCAGCCGGGGCAAACACGCCTTCGGGCACTTCCAGGGTAATGGACTCCGGCAGGTCAGCGAACGTCTGGCCGGTGGCGAATGCCGACTTGGAGAAGCGCACCGAGCCAGCGCCGAACGAGAAGTACACCTCACCACCCTTGTTGGTCTTCGTCTTCTTGAGCGTCAGATTCATCAGCTTTGCTCCATCGTTGGGGTTGCTCGCCGCGACCACCGGGGTGGGGACCACCGCTGCAACCGACTTCACCGCTGCCGCCGTCTTCGCCGTCTTCTGGTTCTTCATACATTCACTCCATCAAATCCGCGTTAACCAACCAAACCAACTTCGACTAGCCTACTGTGCCGTGGAACCGGAGGGCAAGAACTTTTTGACTGTTGGGAACATCCCATAGCCAAATTCGCTACCTGGGGTGCCTCTGGCCACCCCACTCGTCAGGAAACTGACGCCGCAGACGGCGCCACATACGGTCGATTGCCTTGACGAGGGTGGGCTCCACCGAATCCACGAGGTCCATCTGGAAGCCAAATGCCTCCTTGGCCCACGTCACCATCTCTGAGCGGCCCACCCGAAGGTCCGGGTGGGCGTAGTTTGGATCCGTGGTCGGCGTTCTGGAGCGCCACCGGCGCTCCATCTCCGCCACGAATCGCTCTATCTGGATGGTCGTCACCGGACCACCCAGCCAGTGACGCGGCCAGCGCTCACCGGCGGCCACGTCGCCCAATCACACTCCTCCAGGTCATCCGCCTTCACCCGATTGAGCGCCACCCCAATGGTGAGGAAATCGAAGTTGCGGACATCCGTCTCGCAGTTGGCCTCTTCCACGGTGGCCCGGAAGGCATAGGTGCCCTCGACCACTGGGTCTGGGGAGCACTGGAGGGATTTGATCTGGCCCAACTCAATCCCCATGTACTCCATAATCGCCAGGCCGATGGTTCCCGTGGTCTTCATCTTGATAGGCATCGTCATCACATACGCTCCTTGGCGGCCTGGTTGGCCGCGGTTTCCGCCTGGTTCACTCGGCTCATCGCTTCATCGAGGAGAGTCATCGCCGCGCTGGTCGCCCAGTCGCCCACTCGCGCGGTTCCATCCCACAGGTCGCCATCCACCGTCTCACGGAGGTGGGTCTTGGCGCTGTCGAGGATGGTCGCTGCCTTCATCGCCGTCCGACGCGCAGCCGGATCGAACACCGTCTTGGGGCGGTATGGCCAGCCCCCATGGTTCAAGCGGCGCATTAGCGTCCACCTCGGCACGCCGCCACGAAGCCACCACGACGGGCAATCAACGCCTTGGCCGCCACCACGTCGATGGTTCGCTTGGTCGTCTTGGCGACGTGGGCGAGAATCGCGTTGGGCTTTACCCCATGGTCCAGATACGCGGCCACGACGCCAGCGAACGTCTTCGTGGACCGATTGCCCCGGCTGTCGTTGCAGCGTTTGCAGCAGGTAACCAGATTACCCTCGTGGTTGGAGCCGCCCTTGGACTGGGGCTTGAGATGGTCGAGCGTCAGGATGACGCCATCCTCGATGGGCGTCCCACACCAGACACAGGCGAGCCCATCCCGCAGGTAAATCGCCAAGCGCTTGGCTGGGCGAATCCAATTCATACCCTGGCCGTCACGGTTCCGATTCCTCGCCACCATCGCCGTCTTCACCGTCTTCGTCGCCATCGTCACATCCTCCATAACCGAACACATCGTAAACTCAACGAGTTGAGTTTAACTGTGGGTTCAGTGGAGGGCAAGAAAAATCGTGACGCCACCGGCAGAAAGTTGCTAAGTTGTGATCGGGGTGGGACTTCACGGGACCACTTTTGGTGGCCCCGTGGAATCCCTGGGGTTTGATGGGATGGGCGGTGGGAGGCACTACTCCACGACGTGGAACACCACCTCGTGCGGCATCATCTCCACGAGGGTGCCGTCAGGCCGCATACAGGTGAGCGTCGTCTCCCACTCATCGCTCAGGGCGGTGCCCGCCACCACCAGACGGCTGGTCTCGTAGCTGTAGGTCTGGGCGCTCACCAGGGTCACGGTCGTGCCCTCATCCTTCTTGGTGGGATGGAGGTCACGCCCATTGTAGCCGTCGAAGTCCACGCGGACGATGCGAAAGGTCAGTCTCATACATTCTCCTTGAGTAGTTTGCGAAGGCACGGTAGGTGGACGAAGATGGAGCGCATCGAGCCGTCATCGGCCTGGATGGTGTGGGCCATACAACCCTTGGGCTTGCCGCAGATGGCGCAGGTGCGACCGGCTGGACTTCCGGCTCGCACGAGGGTGCGACCACGGACTACGATGGGCGCGGTGGGGTCAAGTCTCATCACTTCCTCCGAGCCAGCCCGTAGAGCAACTCCACCCGCTCCCAGCCGGTGGGCGTGCGACGGTCCACCACTGAGCCCGGACGGGTGGCGCGGATGACCGCTTCCCACCGCTGGTATTCTCTGGTGGTGCCGTCTCTGAAGGTGATTCGATAGCGGCTCATTCCACTCCCTCCAGCTTCGGCGCGTAGCCACACCGGATGAGATACTCCGACACGCCGGTGGCGGCCATGGTGGAGAACCGCATCGCCTTGGCGCGGTCTGGACCGTAGCTGACCTTGGAAACCGCGTAGCCATCTCCGGGCTTGTAGCTGACCCCGATGACGTACAGGAGTCCACCACGCTTGGCCGCGAGGGAGATGACCTTGTAGCGCCCACCGGGTGTTGGTGTCGCCTGGAACGCGGCCACCGCGTTGGCCCTCCGCTCAATCTCTGCCTCCGCTCTGGCGGTATCACGTGCCATGGCCTTCTCCATCAGGTCCCAAATCCTCTTGGAGTCACCCGATTGGAACGCGGCCAAGGCTTCCTGGCGAAGTGCGCTGTTCTTGGATTTCATTCATTCCTCCTTGGTTACTTGATTGTCCGCCCACGACGGTCCCAAAGCCCAGCCGCCACCCCATCCTCGTGGCGCTTCCTGGCTTCCTCGATGCGGCGCTGTTCGCCGGGTGAGAGCTTGGCGAACCAGTTGGCGTAGCGTTTGGCCTTGGTGGCCGCGCGTTTCGCCTCAGCCTCTGGAGACATATCCAGACGCACCCTTGGTGGGAAGTTCATCTCCCAAGCCATTACACACCTCCCTTGGCGCGCTTGGCGCGTGCCTTCTCCACCCGCCGATTCCTCTTGGCCCGCTCCTGGCGTCCCTTCCAGCTACTCCACATCCGGCAGTTCGCGCAGGCGCACCGATGGGAGTGGGCGCTACGCCCAGCCACCATCGTCCCAAAGTAGCACCCTCCCAGCGGATAGCCATACTCGTTCACTGGGCCGTCCCCACTCGCGCGTTCCTTCTTCGTCATCGTCTCATTCATTCCAGCCTCCATAATCAAACTCACTACGGTGAGTTTACTGTGACGGCCTGGACCAAGCAAGCGAAATCGTGACTTCGAGGCAAATAAACCGTAACTTGTGGCTGCTATGTACTTTAGCAGCAACAGTGCACTCCCATATATGGGCCCAACATGGGGCCCACAAGACCCGTCACCACACCTCGTGATGCACCCAAGGTGGGCCCCATCGTGGGCTGGGTATTCACCGCTCGTCACCCGTCTCCTTGAGAGTGCAGAGGAGAGCATTCCCAACAAGCATCTGGGCGATGTTCCCGGCGACCATGGTTGCCTCTGGGTTGGGTGGGAGTCGTTTCATCCGTCCGTCTTCGTCCACGAACATCACTCGGTGATCGACCACCACCACCGACTCGATGAACCCTCCCACGAGGGTCTGGAGTTCCGTGAGGGTGAAGACCTTGCCGTTGGCGGGCTGGACCTCGGTGTGCGTCCCATCGGGTGTTATCAGCGTCGCCATCAGCGTGCCTCTTTCTCTTCCATGATCCGCGCGATCTTCTCCAACGCGATGGTGGTGCGCTCCATCAGTTCGAGGAGTCTCTGGAGTTGCGTTTCAGTCATCGTTTCTCCTATGGGATGCCCTTGGGGCATGTTTCCGCGCGTATAGAGTAGCGCGGTTAAAAACTCCGCCGCAACCTCTACCGGAACTGACGTCAGTTTGTTGGGACTTGCGCGGTTTTTATCTTTCCGGTATCCTATCCGGCTCCCATACGTACCCATAGAAATCGGTTTCGGAGGTGCCCCATGCCATCCAATTGTGACTCTGTGAAAGAGATCCCTGCTCTGGTGTCTGGTCGGAGCGACCAGTCAATGGAGCAAGCAGCGTGATTCCGGCCGTCTATAAATCCCTGGGCTTCAGGCTTGTCTTCTGGCCGATGATTGGGGATGCGAAAGGCCCCAGAGAACCTGGGTGGAATACCAAAGTCTACGACATTACCAAGGACTACCACGATGGCTACCGCGTGGGCGTCCTCACTGGCACTGAAATCTCTCCTGGGAAGTTCCTCCACGACGTAGACATTGATTGGGCGATAGGGCTTCCCATCGCCAAACTCCTTCCACCGACCCATATGACCTTTGGGCGAGCATCGAAGAAGGTGTCTCATTGCCTCTACACCTGCCCCGAAGCAGGCCCGGCCAAACGCTTCGAGGACATCGATGGGACATGTCTCATCGAGTTCCGTGGGACCAAGAAAGATATGGAGGTGGGCCTCCAGACGATGGTCCCACCGTCGATATGGTCGAAAGAGGGAATGAAAGAGGCTTTGGTATTCGTCAAAGAGGGTATCCCAGACCACTATGAGCTTATCTACCTGATGCAACGAGTGACCCTCGTAGCCATTGGGATGATTATTGCGCGTCATCTGGGAGCCAATGGCTTCGGGCACGAGGTCCGTCTGGCTTGGGCGGGATTCCTTCTCAAGCTTTCCATCGAGCCAGATGACCTCATTTCTATGGGAGAGGGTATCTCCGCCGTCTGTAACAACCTTGAAATTGGCGATGTCCGGACGGCGGTGGAGAGCACGAGGGACAAGATCAAATCCGGTGGGAAGACCAAGGGTGGACCCGCCCTCGCCAAGTTTATGGGCGAGAATGGGAAGAAGGTTCTGGCCCGGATCTACGATTGGCTGGGGCAGGCGTCCGATTTCATCCGCGATGGGAATGGGAAGATCATCAAGGACTCCCAAGAGAACATCCGCCGCGCCTGCGCCAAGCTGGGTGCCGAGTTTTCCTTCAATGCCTTCGACCATCGGATGATGATTGGGAAGGTGAAGCTGGAAGACGAGCAATCCACGGAGCTATGGCTACGCTTGGATGAAGAGTTGTTCTTCCGTCCCACAGAGACATTCTTCGAGAAAGTCGTCAATCGAATGTGTTGGGCCAACCCATACCATCCCGTCAAATCCTACCTCGATGCGCTGGTATGGGACGGAGTGGAACGCATCGACCATTGGTTGGAGGTCTATGGCGGCGCATCTGGGACAACACGCGATGAAGATGACTACCTGAAGGCTGTCTCTGGGATCGTCTTGGTCGCGGCTGTTCGACGGATTCGAGAGCCTGGCTGTAAGTATGACGAGATGCTCGTGTTGGAGAGCGGCCAAGGGTTATCCAAGTCCACAGCGTTGAGAGCGTTGTGCCCCAAAGACGAATGGTTCAGCGATGACCTTCCACTCCACGTAGACGCCAAGGGCGTTATGGAGCGAACAGAAGGCAAGTGGATCATCGAAGCCTCTGACCTCGCTGGGAAGAAGAAAGCCGATATCGAACATTTGAAAGCGTTGATGTCGAGGCAAATCGACGGCCCAGCGCGGCTCTCATACGACCGTCGCCCATCAGAACGTGCCCGCCAGTTCATCCTCGTGGGGACAACCAACTCCAAAGACTATCTCACTGACCCAACAGGCTCCAGGCGATTCTGGCCCGTAACATGCGGCCGGTTTGACCTGGCCGCCCTGGCGAGGGACAAGGACCAGCTCTGGGCGGAGGCCAATGCTCGCGAGCAACAGGAAGTCAGTATCCGACTCCCAGAGCATCTATGGGCGGCAGCGGGTGAAGAGCAGAACAAACGGCGCCAACGTGATCCGTGGGAAGACGATATCGTCAGCTATGTCTCGAATATGACTCCCAGGTCGGATGGGCGAAAGTTCGTCCCATCCTCTCTGATATGGGAGGCGCTGGGAATTGAGAAGGCGCGTCGTGACCGTGTATCTCTCAATCGCTTTGGGGAGATTATGACGCGTCTGGGCTTCGAGAATACTACCCAACGTTGGGAAGGCGAGCCAGTCAGTGGGTATATTAGTGCTCGAACCCAGTTGGACTTGGAGCGTAAGCCAAAGTAAGGCAACGTAAGGCAAGCAATAAGAGGAGTTCTATGGGAATTACTCAAGACCAGTATGATACGCTTTTGTTGGAGGTCAGGCGGATTGCGGAGTTCCAGAGGGAGATGGCGCGACATTTGGGCGTCAAGATCAAACCTGAAAGGATACCAAGCCTCTGGGATATGATGACCGAAGGCGAGAGAAAAGCTGTTGAAGAGATACCGCGTAAGTCATCGACGTAAGTCATCAGTCCCAAGTCCGTCCCATAAACATTGGGTCGTAAGCTAAGTTTGGGAAGTAAGGCGTGTCCTCTAGAGGGTCTAGAATCGGAAAAGCTCGGTGCGGGCTTTTCTGGTTCTTCGGCCCGTCTACCCTTTGTCTTACTTGTATTACTGTATTACTATTAAAAAATACCCAAAGAAAACCCAGTAAGCAACCGTAAGGCAAGTGAGATTTCTGGCTTACGAAATACCACTTGCGCTGTCGCGTGACCTCGATTAAGCTCCGTCCGGCCTGTGGGAGTCTGCCATCGGCATCGCACCTCGTAACCACCGCCCAGGAGGACGCTCCGCTATGGGTACGACCCATAACGCCCCCAAAGAGCCTGACGCTATTTCCCCAGGCTATCGGGATTTGCCGCGCGATCCCACGACAAATCGGCCGGTGCTCCCACCGCGCGCTCCCCATATCAAAACCAAAGGCATGTCTGGGCGGCTCAATGAAGAGCAGCGTGAATTCGCCCGGCGTGTCCTGACTCGTGGGAAAGAAGGCGGGCAAGAGGAATACGAAGCCAATCTGCGGCGCAGAATGTTGGCCGGAATCCTGGCGCCCCAGCTAGAAATCCTGGTTCTCCACTACATGTATGGGAAGCCGGCAGAGACCGTGGTGGTGAAAAACAAGGTTCCCAAGGGTTCACCGCTGGGCGAACTCAGCGCCGAAGAACTCCGACTCCGCGCCTTGGCAGTTGCCCAACAAATCGTCGAAGCCCGTACCCAAGCGGAATCAGCCGATGGGGACCAGGGCGACGACACGGACAATGACGACGCCATCCATTGAGTAGCGTCTCCATCCCGTTTGGCGAGAGCCCAGAGACTCCCCATAGCGCCCCAGGCGCTTATGGGGAGACCCCAAGCCAGCCCTCCTATGGGGAAACGCTCCGCGCTGCCCAACAAGAATTGGACGAAATTGAGGCGGAACTCGCACGCCGGTCGCTGCTGGTCTTCGTCCGGAAGGCGTGGGACATTGTCGAACCTGACCGCCCATTCGAGACCAACTGGCACATCGAGGTTCTCTGCACGCTTCTTGAGCGAGTGACCGCTGGGGAACTGCGCCGACTTATCATCAACATTCCGCCTGGGACGATGAAGTCGCTGTTGGTGAGCGTCTTCTGGCCGGCCTGGGAGATGGCGACCAACCCCAAGCGGCGTTACCTTACGGCGTCCTATGGGAGCCACCTGACGATTCGCGACAACTTACGCTTCCGCGACATCGTCCAGTCTTCTTGGTACCAGACCCACTATGGGGTAGAGTTCACCTCCGACCAGAACGCGAAGGAACTGCTGAAGACCACGGAAGGCGGGTGGCGCTTCGCGACATCCGTGGGTGGGGCCGGCACTGGGGAGCACCCAGATAGAATTATCATCGACGATCCCCATACGGCGGAACAGGCCAGATCGGCGGTAGAGCGTGACCGCGCCGCCAGTTGGTTTGACCGAACCGCGTCCACGCGTGGGGTGATGCGAAATGTCGCCATCCTCCTCATCATGCAGCGGCTCGATGAGGGCGACCTGACGGGTCATCTGTTGGAGCGCGATGGGAACTGGATTCACGTCTGCTTCCCCATGCGATTCGAGAAGAATCGCGCAGACTCCCTCGACCACCGCACCGAGGATGGCGCGTTACTCTGGCCCAAGCTTCTCCCAGAGGAGAAGGTCAGGCAGCTAGAGATAGACCTGGGGCCGTATGGGACGGCCGGGCAGCTGCAGCAGCGTCCCGCCCCAGAGGGCGGTGGGCTCTTCCAGCGCGATTGGTTCAAGATCGTGGATGCCTCCCCAGCCCAGGCGCGGCGCGTTCGCGGTTGGGATACCGCTGGGACGGAGGGTGGCGGCGATTGGACCGTTGGGGTCCGGATTGCCGAATATAACGGCCAATTCTTCGTGGAAGACGTCATTCGAGGGCAATGGGGACCGTCTGGGGTCGATATGGTGATGCTCCAGACCACGAAGCTGGACGGGCTCAAGTGCGCCCAACGCGAGGAACGCGAGGGTGGGAGCGCGGGCAAGGCGGTCATCGCCGCGCGAGCCAAGGCGCTGGTCGGGTATGACTACCAGGAAGTCCCCATAAGCGGCTCCAAGATCGTCCGCTCTAAGCCATACCGTTCCCAATGTGCCGCTGGGAACGTGTTCCTAGTCCGTGGCGAGTGGAATGAGCCGTACATCTCCGAGCTTTGCACGTTCCCAACCGGCCGCCATGACGACCAGGTAGACGGAAGCAGTGCCGCGTTCAACGCCGTGCTGCTGGAGCCGGCACTCGATGGGAGTCTGGTATGGTAGATCCAGCGTTCCGCGCGGCCATCTCTGGGCTCGTGAGTCGGCTGTCCCTCGACCAATCCGGCCAGACCTTTGGGGGCAGGCGCGACATCTACCGTTCTCTTGGGTACCGCCCAATCCTCAAGGCCCCAGACTATTGGGACCGCTACCGCCGTGGGGGCATCGCCAAGCGGATTGTCGAGACGTTCCCCAAGAGCACCTGGCGCGGTGGCGCGGAGTTGGTGGAGACGGAAGATGCCGAGACATCCACGGCCTTCGAGATGGCGTGTGAGGAGTTGGATGACCGCCTGAAGCTCTGGCAGACCTTCCAACGTGCCGACATCCTTTGCGGCCTGGGGCATTACTCGGTCATCCTCTTGGGCGCGCCTGGGCGATTCGAGGACCCACTAGAGAAGTGCCCGCCCGACCAACTGGCGTATCTGTCGAGCTTCCCAGAGCGAGACGTCACCATCGACACGCTGGTAACCGTCCAAACGGACCCACGCTTTGGGTTCCCAGAGTTCTACACGATCAACTTCGCCAAAGGTGCGGTCACGCGTCCGGTGGGATTGTCCGAGCGGATCCACTGGAGCCGTATCATCCACGTCGTCGAAGGTGCGCTGGACCATCCGTTGTTTGGGCCGCCACGCCTAGAGGCGGTGTGGAACTACCTCGATGACCTCACCAAGGTTGTTGGGGGCGGAAGCGAAGCGTTCTGGAAGCGCGTCGATGGGGGCAAGCAGATTAAGCTGGACCCCAACCTGCCGGTCCCGTCCCCAGAGGAGAAAGCGGCACTCCACGCCCAAATCGAGGAGTACACGAATGAACTTCGCCGGGTGCTTACCACCCGTGGGGTAGACATCCAAGACCTCGGCACCAGCGTTTCCTCCTTTGGGTCCCAAGTGGCGTCCATAATGGACTTGATTGCCGCGACGACTGGGATACCCCAACGGATTCTTATGGGGAGCGAGCGCGGTGAACTGGCGTCCACCGCCGACCAGTCGAATTACGATGACCGCGTGGAGGACCGGCGCAATGACTTCGCCAGTCCCGCCGTCGTGCGCCCGTTCATCGACCGGCTCATCCAGCTTGGGACGCTCCCAGAGCCCACGGACTACTATGTGCGCTGGCCGGAGATCAAGAACCTGAATGACGCCCAGCGGATGCTGCTCGCGACTGGGGCCGCGGACCTCAACGCCAAGGCGGGTGAGACGATTGTAACCCCATCGGAGATTCGCGACAAGATTCTGGGCCTGGAGCCACTGTCCCCAGAGCAGATCAAGGAAGAACAAGCCAAGGCCATGGCGAAGGCGGATGCGGCGGCCAAACAGTTCGGCTTCCCCAAGCGCCCTGGGGCGCGCCCAGGCGATGTTGGGGCCGCGCCCAAGGCCGATGGGGAGCCGCCGCCCAAGGAACCCACGACGGCGAATGCTCTGAGCCTCTCCCTGGCGGCTGCCCTCGAAGCCGACAACTTCATCCTCGCCCAAGACCTATTGGTGGAGGCGCTCAGTGCAGAGTGATGCTGCCCTCGCCACCGCCCAGGCGCTTATGGGGAAAGTCGCCCAACTCCGCGACTTACGCGAGATGGCGACCCCAGGCTGGGAGCGTCTCCACCACGCGGCGGATCGGAACCGCCCAGCGCTGGAGAGGCACGTGGCTGCCGCGTTCGCCAAAGCGCTGTTCCGCCTTGGGCCGCTCCCAAGCGATGAAGTGGCCCTCGAAGTCCACATGGACGAACTGATGCAGGAACTGGAGCGCACCCTTCGCTATGGGCTCCAGGAGTTACTGCTGAAGACTTTGTATGACGGCGCGGATGCCGCCGCCCAAAGCCTGATGCGGTCGCCCATGATGCGAACGTCCCAGGGCTACTACCGGCCCACCCTCGTGCTTCTGCGTGCAGCTATCGCCCATCGTGTCCCCAAGGAGTCCCATGTCTGAGGCGGAACAGTTCGTCACCGTCGCTATAACTGTCCGTGGAGCCGATGGGGTGCCCCTGGAGGGCGCACAATCGACGCTCAAGCTCGACACCTGGGAGAATCCCTTTGCCGCGTCTGGGTGGCGTCCCGCCTTCTCCATTCCCGCGTCACGTCTGGGGAACGGTGGGGACATGACCGTCGAAGCGGCTGGCTACGAGACACGCACCGCGCGAGTCATCACGCCGTTCCCAGAGGACAATCTGGGAATCCGGGTGGCGAATGCTGCTTCCGAGCAGAAGCCCACGGCGCGTGAAGCCTACGATGTGATGGACCAAGAGTTCATCGTCCAGTTCGAGGGTACAGATCCGGTTGACCCTGTAGACCCGGTGGACCCGCCCAGCCCCATCGACCTGCTCCCCATATGGGTAGATGGTAAGTGGTTCCGCACCTCGGATGGCGTCCCATGGACCCAGATCGGGTGCTCGGATTTCCGCCTGTTGGAGCGTTTCCTTCGTGGGGAGGACATCGGCCAGGTCTTGGCGGAACGGGCGAACATCGGCTTCAATCAACTGCGCGTGTTCGCCATGTGCGACCTGATGTTCCACCTGTATCCCCAGGAGCACGCCGACTATCCCCAACGGCTCCGCCAGTTCCTCGAAATCGTCGCGGACTATGGGCTGCGCGTTGAGCTGACGGTCTTGGTAGACGCCACGCGGGTGATGCCCGATACCGGCTCCCAACAGATCTTCTTCAACCAAGTGGTCGATGTCGTCCGTGGGATGCCCCACGTGTTCCTGGAACTGGTGAACGAAAACGACCAGACGATCAACCGTATCAATCCTGACGCATTCTCCCAGCCAGAAGGCATCATCTCCTCCCACGGCTCCAAAGGCGTGGTGGATGCCGCGGCGGAGCCAGTCTGCGTGACGCCAATCTGGTCGTATGGGACGTTGCACCCGTCCCGTCCGCCAGATTGGCCACGCCTGGGCGGGCACAATACCATGGAGGACGTGTCGGACAAGCATGGGACGGCCGGCACCGACAACGAGTCGTGCCGCCCAGACCAAGGTCGTGGTCCTATCCCGTCAGACTGGTTCGATGCCGCTGGGAACATCGCGCTACTCTGTGCGGGTGGGACCATGCACTCCCAATGTGGGAAGGATTCACGCCCATTCGACGCCACCGAGCGCCCATGCGCCGAAGCTTGGGTCAAAGGCGCCAAGGTTGTCTCCCTCGACTACCAGCGCGGTGCCTATATCGCCGGTCACCTTTCCGGCTACCCCATAAACTGGGCGCCAGGTGACTCCGCGCGAGCCCATGGGCGCTTAGTGGGGAATCGGGCGTGCTGCTCGCTGCCTCAGATGCGCGATGGGTATACCCCAACGGCTCGCCCTGGGTGGAGAATCACGAAACAGAACGGCTCCATCGTCGAATTGGAAGGCACGGCCAGAGCCGCGCTGGACCTGATGAAGCAACACACGGCGATGACTTCGACGGCTGACTAACCATGCCCCACCTTGGGTATCGCTTTGACCGCGTCAATCCTGCGGCCGTGGCTTGGGCGAAAGAACACGCGGGTGAGCTGGTCGAGGGCATTGCCGCGACCACGCGTGACTCGATTCGCGACACGATTACTGGGCTGCTCGAAGGCGACATCACTTGGGCGCAGGCACGCCAGGAACTGACGGACCTCTTTGGGGAAGCACGCGTTAAGACCATCGCCCATACGGAAGCGATGGCCGCTGCCAACGAGGGTCAGAAGCAGCTATGGGAGCAGGCGGCCAAAGACGGGTATCTCACCGGCAAAGAGTCGATGATCTGGATCGTGACCCCAGATGACCGGCTCTGCGACATTTGCGAAGGCTTGGAGGATATGGTTGTTCCTCTGGGAGAATCGTTCCCAGAAGGCGGGCCACCCGCCCATCCGAACTGCCGTTGTACGATTGGGCTAGTCCCAGGGAGTACCAAGTAGTGGGAACCGAAACACGCGCCGTCCATCTCGTGGGAGCCGCTGGAAAGATCCGGACAGCGGAATACCAGGGACGAACCCACGTTGTGATGGGCGTGACCGCCCTCGTGGAAGGTGTCCTCCACGCCGTCAACTCCGAGGTCCCAGAACTGGTCTTGGCCGAGGAGTTCACCATCTCCGCCCCAAGCTGGAATGGGCGGCCGGTGATGTTGGACCACCCGGAGGTCAAGGGCCAGAAGGTATCGGCCAACCATCCCAGGATTCTGGAAGAGTTCTCCATGGGGCAGGTGTTTAACACCGAGGTCCGCGATGAGGCGCTTACCATGGAGGCCTGGATCGACACCGCCAGGGTGGTGGGTATGGGCGGAGACGCCCAGCGAACCCTGGAGCGAATCCAGGCCGCAGACCCCAAAGACCCCATCGAGGTGTCGGTTGGGGTGTATATGGTCTCTGAGGAAACCAAGGGCACCAAGGACGGAAAGCCCTACAAGGCCATCTGGCGACACATTACCCCAGACCATCTCGCCCTCCTCCCAGAAGGGAAAGTGGGCGCGTGCAGTGTCGAGATGGGATGCGGGACACGGTATCTGGCCACCGCCCAAGGCTATCAGGAGGTTGGAATGAGCGAGAAGCCCAAGACGCTTTGGGACCGTCTCAAGGCATTGGTGAAAGGCGACACGTCCCCAAGCGATGCCGCGATACGTGTCGCCATCAGTGAGACGGAGAGCGACCAGGACCAGCGGATTGCCCTCGATGCGCTCCTCCGGAATGTGGAGCCTAGTGCGTATGGGATCACGGCGGTGTATTCTGACCGCGTGGTCTACGCCTGTATGGCGCCTGGGGGCGACACGTGCTACTACCAGCGAACCTACTCTGGCGATGCTACCGCTGGGTATGCGTTGGGCGATACGCGAACTGAAGTGGAGCAAGTCACGACATTCGAGCCTGTGGGAGAGCCCAAACAAGTAACCGCAGCGGCCGACTGCCGCTGCCACGAAGGAGAACCAGATATGACGAAGGCTGATCGTATCAAGGCGCTGTTGGCGCTTCCCAACAACCCGGTCAAGGACCAGAAGGTGTTGGAAGCGGCACCCGATGACGTCTTGAAGACCCTCGAAGACCACGCGGCCACGCTCGATGCCGCCCAGAAGACCGCCAAGGACGCAGCGGACAAGGCGGCCAAGGAAGCGGCTGACGCGGCAGCGGTCCAGGCCGCGACTCTGGCGGCAGCGGCAGCGGCTCCCAAGGAACTCAGCGAGGAGGAGTTCATGAAGGCGGCACCGGCTCCGCTCCGGACGATGCTCCAGCGCCACAAGGATGCCGACGCCAAGGCCCACGCCGCTCTGGTGACGTCGCTGAAGACGGCCCAGAAGGTTCACAACGAAGACGCGCTCAAGGCCAAGACCTTGGAGCAGTTGGAGGAAATCGCCGCGCTGCTCCAGATGCCGCCGGTGGACTACTCGCTGCGCGCTGTCCCACGTGCGGCGGAAGCGACCACCGATGGGGAGTACAAGTCCCAGCCGCCACCGGACGGCTACAAGCTGGCGCTCGAAAAGCGCGCAGCGGCAGCGGCCCAGGCGCGGCACTAGGATTGACGCCCTCATCCGCCAGACTTGCCTCATTGGGTCTGGGACCGGGATGCACGGTGCACCGTGTAGGTGGGATAAAAACACCTGGGGCGATACCAGACACGACCAGTTCTCGGATTCACTGAAAGGATAGGTGTAGGTATGGCCATCACGAAGTATCCACCGCGCACGGTGTTGCTCGGTGGGCCCGATGGCGGTCACGCGGTGATCGTCAATGACCTGAACGCTGGGGAGGATATCATCCCTGGCGCTCTGGTGAAGCGGGTGCAGAAGTCTCCTGGGGTTCCGGTCTTCAAGAAGCACTCGTCAGCGGCCGCCACCGTGGCGTCGAAGGCCGTGGCGCTGAACGCTTCGATGCTGAACCGCGATTGCAACACCCCATACGTCTCTGGGGAACTCATCGAGGTCGGCATCCTGTCGCCTGGGGCGACTGCATGGATGTTGATTGCATCGGGCGCACCGGCCGTCGTGGCGGGTGACTCGCTCGAATCGGCTGGTGACGGCACGCTCCGAAAGGGCAACGCTGCGCTCTTCATCGCGGTGGAAGACACGGACAACAGCACGGGAGCGCTGGGCGCACCTGGGCGTATCAAGGCGGAGGCAATCTAACATGGCTATCGAACGTGCCTATGCTGGAGCCTCCAACGCCATGGCGTTTCGGCTCCTCAATTCTGGGCTCAGCGTCCCAGAGCTTCGTGCGGCGTCACCTCTCCCAGACAACGCCCAGCGCATCGTCGATCAGACGGTCGCTGAAGTGGGTCTGGAGCGGTTGGTCGTCGCTGGCGATATCATCGCCGCTGGGCTGACCTTCCCGCTGACTGACCCACTGTCGGTCATGGAAGTCGCCTGGGAATCGGTCTCCAAGACGGGTGGGGCGCAGCGCACGATGAACCCATCGGCTCGTGGAGAGAACCAGCTGCCGGACCGCAAGATGGCGACCATCCCGGTCTATCTCACGACTGACGACTTCAGCATGGGAATCCGCACGCTGAAGATGTCGGAGCGCGTGGGGATGCCGCTGGATACCACCCTCGTGGCGTCGGCCACCCGGCGTGTCAACGAAGCCATCGAAGACGCGACCATCAACGGTGCCGGCATCACCATCGGCGCTGGGAAGACGCCTGGGCTCCTGAATGCGCCCAACGCCAACCAGTACCAGCTGACCGCCGATTGGACCGGCGCCAACGTCATCGGGACCACGGGACCGGCGATGGTGAACGACATCCTCAACATGGTGGGAATCGAGCAGGCCGATAAGCACTTTGGGCCTTACACCGTGTATGTCGGCACCAAGGCCGGTCTGGGCGTCTCTGGGGACTACAAAGCCAACACGACCGACACGATCCTGAATCGGATTCTCCAGATTCCGGGCATCGCGGCGGTGAAGGTGGCGGACCAGTTCCCGAACAACCCCACCGGACCCCAGGTGGCGATGGTGCAGCTCACCTCTGACGTGGTCGACATGATTACCGGCCAGGCGCCCACGGTCATCCCGTGGACGTCCAACGACGGCTTCACGCTGTTCTGGCTCGTCATGGCGATCATGATTCCGCGTTTCCGCGCGGACTACGATGGCAATTCTGGGATTGTCATTGGGAACAAGTAGCACGGCCCGGTGACAGTGGGTGGTCCGCGTGGGTGGTTAGTCCTCTTTCCATCCACGCGGAATCACTTGGGAGAGACCCATGGGATTGATTGACCTCGTCATTGTCCTCATCGTCGTCGGAGTCCTACTCTGGCTCGTGGAGACGCAGCTTCCCATCGCCCAACCCATCAAGTCGATCATCCGTGTGGTCGTCATTGTCGTCGTGGTTCTTTGGCTCCTCCGCGCGTTCGTTGGGGACATCCCAGTCGTGCGAATCCGATGACGAAATTGGACGTTCAAGGAACAACTGGGGGCAAGGCAACGGTGGAAACCGTTGCCCCCAAACGTGAATTCGATAAGCGGACGATCTTTGTCCCCCAGGAGAGTCCCCAGGGATTCTTCCGGACCTCAGACAAGCAGGCGTATCGTCGTGGGAAGAATGGCGTGATTCGGAAGGTGAAGTGATGCCTCTGGTAACGACACCGGGTGCTCCTGACGCCAACTCATATGCATCGGTCGCTGAGGCGGATGCGTACAACGCGGCCAGACCCTTTGGGACGGCGTGGGCGGCTCTCACCCAAGCCCAGAAGGAGGGTGCGCTGCAATATGCGTTGCTCCTCCTCGATGCGTCTTTCCAGTGGACGGGCCAGGCGACTGGCGCGGTGGCCGTCGGGACTCAAGCGGCTCCCACGCCCAGAGACGTTTTCATGTACCAGTATCGGTACAGCGACAAGAATACCACGCCGCCTGGGTCCGGGCAGTTCCAGATCAACGGCGACAATGTCTACCCATATGTGGGCGTCACGACGATTGAGTTCCATATCCTGACGGATGATGGGGTGGATATCCGGACGTGGCTGTCGTCTTTCCCCATCGGAACAATCATCTACGCCCAAGACCAGAACGATGGGACACGCTTCGTCCGGTTCCAGACGACGGCGGTGGGAGTCGAAACGGCGACAACGGTTCAATTGGCGGTCACCATCCTGAGTATCGGCGCGTTTGGGCTGATTAACAATCAGGCGTGCGAGATCGCGTTCATCATGCAAGACCCAGACGGCGGTGGGCCGGGCCCAGGCCCAGGCGAACCCAACCCCAAGCAGGTGCTTTGTTGGCCGCGTGTGGGGATGTTTACGCGGAATGGGACGCCCATCGACTCGATGGTGCTGCCGTTTGAGCTGCGCGCCGCTCAGTGCGAGTATGCCCGCCAAGCGGCCACGACGGATCTCACGGCGGACAATGAGGCCGCCAAGCAAGGGCTGAAATCGGTCAAGGCCGGTTCGGTGGCCGTGGAGTTCCACCCACGAGACGCCGCGACTGGGATCGCTATGGCGAGTTCGGATTATGCCTATCTGGGCGCGTCTGTCCCGGCGGCAGTCCGGATTCTGCTTGTACCCTCGTGGTATACACAACAGCGACCGCTCCTGGCCGCTTTGGGAGCGCGCAGTGGATTCGTCTTTGAGGCCCAGCGATGAGTCTCCTCGATGTCCTCCGCTCTGGGGTTGCCGTGGCGGACTCAATTCTGAAGCCACTTCAGGCTGACGTTTCAGTGGAGCGTTATCTGGGGACAGACGGCTATGGGACGGATCTATGGGCCCCAGCTGTGTTGATGAAGGCTCTGGTTGATTACACGACTCGTGCCCCAGACACGTATAGTGGCGACCCATTCGTGAAAGTTATTCTCACGTTCATCGACATCAACGAGATGGTCGCCAAGACGGATGGGAAGGGCATCAACGACCAAGACAAGATTACGCTCCCAGACGGAGTCACCGGGCCGATTCTCAACTTGGCGGGATTCATGGACGCCGGCACGGGCAGGCTCCTCGCCACTGAGGTCTTCTTGGGTGGGTCTGACTGATGGGGACAATCTCCGGCAGGTCGCCGCACCATAAGGTCTTGGGAGAGTTGGCGCGCGAAGCGGTTTCATATCTTGAAGTTGGCGTCCAAGATGGGGACTCGGTGGCGGCAGTCGTCAATCAAAATCCGAGGATTGCTCTCACGCTGTGCGATACTTGGGGACCGCATCATGGGGGAACTGATCGAAAGTCGCATAGCCATGTTGAGGAACGGCTCGTTGGGATGGGCCACGAAGGGTCACGAGTCTACTTGGATGGATCGTCCCACGATCTCATCCCAAAGCTTCCCAAGGGCGGGTTTGACCTCGTCCACATCGATGCCGACCACTCCTTTGAGGGTTGCAAAGCGGACCTCAGGAACTGTTGGCCCTTGACCAACAAATTCTTAGTCGTCCACGACATCTTCTTTCGTGAAGTGCGAGACGCGGTGTTCCAGTTCCTCGAATGGAATATGCCGGACATCGCCGCCATCGTGATGTCGGCCTACGACCATGGGACAATCGTCATCGAAAGGTTTGGGAGAGCCTGATGCGGCGTTTGCTCTGGATTGGCGATGCGGCGTGCCCTAGCGGTTTCGCCAAGGGCACCCACGGTGTGCTTGACTACCTCGATTATCGCGCCAATCCCGCGAACCCAAACCCATGGGATGTGACGGTCTTGGGTATCAACTATCGGGGTGACCCCCATGAATACCCATACCCAATCTTTGCTGCTGGTGCTGGTGGGGACGGCTTTGGGATTGGTCGCACGGTTTGGATGTGCGATCACGTGCTTCCTACGGCGATTGCTATCCAACAGGACCCATGGAACTTCCCGGCGTATCTCAACCTTCTCCAGACGATCCCAGAGTACAAGGATGTTCCTGTCGTCGGTTTTGTGGCTGTCGATGGGCTCAACTGTCGCGGGATGGACCTCGAAGGGTTGAGATTGGCCGTCTTCTGGACCCAGTTTGGGAAGGAACAGGCTGTCCTTGGTGGGTATACAGGCCCATCCGCTGTGGTTCCGCTTGGGGTGGACCTGTCGGTTTACACCCCAGGAAACCAACAGGAAGCCCGGCGCGAGATGGGTTTCCCAGAGAAGATGGCGAATGCCTTTGTGGTTGGGAATGTGAATCGGAACCAGCCCAGGAAACGGCTGGACCTTACCATTCGGTATTTCGCAGAGTTCTGGAAGTCGATGGACCGGCCGGCCAACGTGTTCCTGTACCTCCACGTGGCGCCGACTGGGGACAACGGCTACAACGTCAAGCAGCTGTGCCAATACTATGGGATACTCTCCCAACTGGTCCTCATGGAGCCGTCTGCGTGGTATGGGGAGTCTGAGGAGCGAATGGTTCAAACCTATCGCACCTTTGACCTCCAGGTAACCACGACCCAAGGCGAGGGTGATGGCCTGACGACCAAGGAGGGCATGGCCTGCGGAATCCCGCAGATTGTCCCAGAGTGGGCGGCACTTGGGGAGTGGGCGAAAGGCTATGCCGTCACGGTCCCATGTACCTCGACAGCCGCGACGATTGGCCGCGCCAACGCGATTGGGGGCATTCCGGATGAAGCCATCTTCGTCCAGCGTCTCCGGAACCTGTATGGGAACCGGGCGATGCGGATCGCGGTGGCGGAGAAGTGTTTGGAGTGCGTCGCCCAACCTCAGTATCGTTGGGAAGCGGTTGGGCGTGGGTTTGCTGATGCCCTCGATGCGGAGCTTGTCCCCAGACAGATTTCTCTCCTCCAGGAGCAAGAGGCGTGATTACCTGGAAGGGTGTCGAGGAGATGTCGCGAAAGATTCTTGCCGTCGCTGGGAAGTTCCCAGATGAGGTCTTACGCGCACTGTTCCAGGAAGCCCAGATCGAAGTCACTGAGATGAAGAGACGCTGCCCGGTAGACACCTCGGAGGATGCGCCTCATCCTGGGAACCTCCGGGCGTCCATCCATGCGGAGCGCCCAGAACGCAATGGGCGGAAGTTGATCCAGATGTTTGCGACGGGCGTTCAGGCCCCATACGCGGTCTACGTCCATGAAGACCCGGATGCGTTCCATCCCATCGGACAGTGGAAGTTTATGGAGAGCGTGTTGAACGAGTCGGGCCCATATATGATTCAGCGTGTTGGGGCGCGAGTCACTTTCAATAGGGCGGCGTGATGCCTTTCCTTGATGAGATTGCCGACCGAATTGTCTCCCAAGGCGCTGGGGTCATCGGTCAGAATCTGTTTCTCAGTACCAAGGCGAGTATCCCAAGCGGTTCTGGGCCGTATACCACGCTCATCGAGAGTGGGGGCACGACCTCCAGACGGACCCATAATGGGACGGCTACCCAACGTCCCAGCGCGCAGATCGTCGTGCGAGCGTCAACGTATCCAATAGCGAGAGCCCAAGCAGTTCTGGTCTATGAGGCGCTTGGGGGCGACAACGGGTTGCATAACACCGTTCTCATGGGGACGTTCTACCAGTACATCGTTCCCATTCAGCAGATCAACGATTTGGGCTTGGACGAATTGGCCCGGCCCAGATTGGTATTCAACATCAACGCAGAAAAGGTTCCATCTTGAGAAGGAGAGTGAGTAATGGGAGCACAGGCAAAGTCCGGCCACGGCGCACTTATCGCGTGGCAGCCAAGCGGCTCTGGGGCGTTCGTCACTATCGCGGAACTCCGCGATCTGACGACCCCAGGACTGTCGCGGAATGAGTTCGACGCCACCACGCAGAACGTCGATATCGACACCTACGTTCTGGGCGTGCTACGTCGTGAGGCGCTGTCCTTCTCGATGAACTTCATCGAATCGGGCGAGCCCACGCACGACCACATCACCGGCATCCAGAAGGGCATCATCGACAACCTGATGACCGGCTGGCGGTATTCGTTCCCCAACGGTCTCCAGTGGATCATGTCCGGTCAGGTCCAGGCGATCAAGATGACTGACCCCGTCGATGGTCTCCAGTCGGCTGACGTGACGATCCGGATGTCCGGCGTGATGTCGATTGCCGGCCAAGTGATCGGAGCCGGGGCAGGCGGTTAGGCATTGCCGGCACATCGAGGGAGCATGATTGGTGCTACAACTGGGCTACCCTACAGGCCCGGTTCCAATCATGCTTCCTAGCTGGTTCTCGTGAGCTTGTTTGGAGGCACCGTGAAAAGAGGAGACATCGCTATGGCAGATGAACCGAAAGTCTTTGAAACGATGGACGAAATCCTGGCCGCGCCAGATGTGGAGTATGCCGTCATCGAGGGTTGGAACGGCTCCATTCGCATCGGCTCACTCTCGGCTGGGGACATGATCGAGTGGTCGGAAGCCAACGAGGGTGAAGCCAAGCGCACCGCTGGGCTCCGACTGATCGTCAAATCCATCGTCAACTCCAAGGGCGAACGCATTGGAAACGACAAGCACATCCCCATGCTCCGCGCCAAGAGCCACAAGGTCACCGAGAAGATTGTGCGTGAAATCCTCCGGCTCAATGGGATGAATACCAAGGTGGACGAGCCAAAAAAAGACTGACGCGTAATCCTGCCAGGCGGTTCGCGTACCAGATGGCCGTGCGGTTGGGGAGAGTGAATGTTGATGCGATGCTCCGCAGCCTCACGGCCAAGCAGTTCGCAGAGTGGCAGGCTTACGCGCGACTGGAACCGTTTGGGGAGACGCGGGCAGATTGGCGTGCCGCTTCCATCTCCAAGGCGATATTCGACCAGACCCAGAAGCTCACCGATACGTTGTTCGCTGTTAATGGGGCGGAGAAGAGCAAGCGCCCCAAGATGGTTGCTACCAAATTGGATGATTTCTTGTTGACTTGGAAGGAGGCAGAATCCACGCCGCCCAAGGAGAGGAAGCGCCAGACCTGGCAGGAACAACTCGCCATCGTGGAGATGATCGTGCACGCCCATTCGGTTCCTGGGAAGAATTAGATGGATATAGGAACACTCACCGGCTACATCATCCTCGAAGACAATCTGACGCCAGCGTTGGCGACAGCCCAGAAGAGTCTTGAGACGTTTGGGAGAGGCGCGAAGGATGCTGGTATTGCCCTTACAGCCGGTCTTTCAGTTCCCATCGCTGCGGTTGGGGGATTCGCGATCAAAGCCGCCATAGACTTTGAGTCGTCTTTCGCCGGTGTTCGTAAGACAGTGGATGGCGCCGTCGATGACTTTGGGAATCTTACCAAAGTGGGCGCGGATTTACAGAATGCATTCCGAGGGTTAGCCAAGGAAATCCCGGTCAGCGTCAATGAGCTCAACGCCATCGCGGAAGCTGGCGGACAGTTAGGCGTCAAGAGCCAAGATCTGGTTTTGTTTACCCGCACCATGGCCGACATGGGCGTGGCTACCAACCTTTCCTCCGATCAAGCGGCGACCAGTCTCGCCCAGATCGCGAACATTATTAACAACGAAGCCGGTCCCCAGTATGATCGTTTGGGCGCCACCGTTGTTGACTTAGGTAACAAATCGGCCGCGACAGAATCTGATATCGTTGAATTTGGTCTCCGTCTGGCAGGCGCTGGTAAAGTCGCCGGCATGTCTGAGCCGGAAATCTTGGGGATTGGTTCTGCCCTCGCGTCCGTGGGTATCAACGCTGAGGCCGGTGGCTCTGCCTTCTCCAAGGTAATGATCCAACTGGCGACGGCAGCCGACCAAGGTGGCGCCAAGCTTGAGAGCTTTGCGACAGTCGCTGGGGTCTCCGCCGATACGTTCAAGAAGAAGTTTGAGACCGATGCCGCTGGCGCTCTCACGATGTTCGTCCAGGGTCTGGGGAAGGTTGAGGCCCAAGGTGGGAGTCTCTTTGGGACCCTCGAACAGTTGGGGATCACCGAGCAGCGCATGCGAGATGCCCTCCTCCGGACGGCTGGGGCGGGTGACCTTCTCGCCCAGTCGATCAAGGATGGGCGAGCCGCTTGGGAGGCGAACACTGCACTAACCAAGGAAGCGGAACAACGCTACAAGACCACTGAGTCCCAACTCCAGTTACTTGGGAATAAACTGAACGATGTAGCCATCACCCTTGGGTCAGCGTTACTCCCCATCGTCATTGATCTCGTGAAAGCGTTGGAGCCGTTGATCGCGCATCTGGCGGATGCAGCCAGGTGGTTCGCGGATTTACCTGCGCCTATCAAATACGTCACCATCGGCTTCCTCGCCATCGTGGCGGCGATTGGGCCCATGTTGATTGGCCTGGGGTTGATGGCGAGCGGTTGGGCGGCGATTATCCCACTCTTTGCCGCTGGGACGGTTGGGGGCACTGCCCTCGCTGGAACGATGACGTTCCTGAATTCCACGCTCATCCCACTCGCTGTGACGTTGGCGCCGTTTGTCCTCGCCTTGGGCGCGCTCTACTACGCGGTCAACCAACTCATCCCAGCGTTCCATGGGCTCGCCACGGCTTGGGCGGAAGGAAAGACATGGGAGTTCCTGAGTGCGAGGGATGAAGACAACTTCGTCCGTCGTTGGTTGGGGATGTCTACCGGGGTGAAGACGGCGAAGGATGGGATTCTCCCAGATATCAAAGCCATCAATGAGGCTGTTGCGGGATTGGCCGACCAACGGACCTCGGTCAACCCAGATCTTTCCAAACTGGAAAGTGCGCTCAAGAAGGCGGCTGACGAGGGTGAACTCACCGCGCCCATCATCGAGGATGTTGGGAATGCGATGAAGGCCGCTGGGCTTCACGCCAACAAGTCAACGCCCTATCTCTTGGCGGTTGCGGATCAATTGGCGGCTGTCGCGGCCGCAGGGAAACCAGCCGCGAAAGTGGTGGCGGAGACGGTAACTGAGGAACAGAAAGCGGCCAAGGCAGCTGCTGATATGCAGCGCCAATTGGAGACACTCCGCAAAGAGGGACTGACTCCACTTACTGCCGCCCAGAAGACGTACATTACTGAAGCCAAGAGGCTTGGGGATGAAGAATCCAACATCGCCAAGGTCACTGGCGTAAGTGAGCGTGCGATTCGTGCTTACTTGGACGCCAGTAAGGAAGCCGCCAAGAAGACTGAGGAGCACGCGAAGGCTGTCGCCAAGATGACGTCAGCCTATGAGGGGACCAACAAAGAACTCCATGAGTTGCCTAACTCCGTGCGTTGGGTGATTGAGGCCCAACTCAAAGCGGGCAAGAGTGTCGCGGATGTTGCCAAAGCCTACAACTTGACTGAGGAGACGGTCCAGGCTGTTGGCGATCAGATGAAGATGCTGATTGACCTCCACGCGTTTGAGGCGTCGGCTTTGGGTATCACTGAGAGCACCCTTGGGAAAGTGAGTCGAGCAGAAGAGGAATACCTGAAGCTCTTGGGGCAGAACGTCACGCTGTATGCGACGTTGTCCCCAGCGCATCAGAAGGAAATTGATTTCTACCGGACCCAAACAAAAGCCACGGAAGCTCAGATCGCGGCGGCCATCGACCGGCTGCGCGTCTTGGAGTTGTTGGCGAGGGTGGAGAACGCGAGCAATGCTGGCTTACTGAGTGCGTTGACGTCCATAGGTGAGAAGGTCAACGTGATGGATACGTTGACCCTCGGCCAACAGGCTTACGTCCGAGAGGTTAAGAACACGACTGACGCCGTCGATGGGTGGGCGAGTGCGATGTCTGCGGTTGGTGGAGCGTTCCCAGATACCTCGAAGTTTGGGAAAGCGATTGCGGGCATCGGCCAAGCGTTTACTGTCGCATCCGCGAGCCAGAAAGCGGCTGAGCGTGTCGCCAACAGATACAATGCGACTCGTGGGGTGAATCCTCCTGCGGGAGCCGATTGGGGTTATGGGAGCGTTGCGTTTGGCCCTGGTTCGACACCTGGGGAGCGAGCCGGTGCTGTCGGACAGATCGCGTCGTCGTCTATCAGCGGTTATTACAACGCTCGTGGGGCACTCGACCAGGCGAGCCGCGTGGATCGCACGCTTGGGATGGCTCAAACTGGCGCCCAAGTTGGTAGCGCCTTCGGTCCCCAAGGTGCCCTCATCGGGATGGGCGTTGGTGCGATTATTGGCGCGGTCTCTGAAGACCCAGGATGGGCGAAGGCCCAACACGCCGTTGCAGAAGCCTTTGGCGTTGAGATTTCAGAGGAATTAGGTCGCACGATTGCGGACAGTGCGGAGGAACTTGGAGGGAGGATCTACGGCATCTGGGATAACTTGGGAGCGATTATTTCAGAAGCTGGTGGGCTGGATGATGCGAATCTTGGTGACTATGAGGGCCATCTCATAGGGATGATGGAGGCTGTTAAGCAAGGAAACTTGGACGCGGCCATCGCCGTGGATACGCTGGATGAGACCTGGTCCCAGTTCGTGGAGGCTGGTACGTCTGACGTCGGTGTACTAAACCAGGCCTTGGTAAGTATCATCGACTACATGAATGAATTGGGCGTAGAAAGTCAAGCGGTCACTGCGTATCTGGGAGCGCAGGGCCAAGCTGGTGCAAGTGCGTTTGGCGATGCGATGACCGTTGGGGGTGGCGCCATAACGGAACGGCTCCGACTGACGACCGAACTCCAAGTGGCGGAATCGGATCTCATGTTAGCGCGAGAGGATGGGAGCCAACGGTCCAAGGAGCAAGCGGAGGAGCTTGAAGCCAAGATTGAGGGTTTGAACGAGCAATTGGCCGTTCAAAACGGTATCATAGCAGCGACAGCCTTATCGTCCCAGGCAGCGGCGGATGCTATCGCGGCTGGAGTCGCGGCTGACTTCGACGCGATGATAAACTCTGGGATGTCCTTCCATGACGCGGTGGAAGCGATTCAGCCAGCCATCGAGGGACTCCAACTTCAGATAACAGAGGCCGGTCTTACTGGGAGTGAGGTCTTTGATGTCCTCCAGGAGCAAGTGGCGCTCTACTCTGACGCTGTCGCTGGGCCCGCACTGACCGCCGTAGATGGTTTGTCTGCTGGGATGGTTAACCTCAGTAACATGGGGCAATTGAACCAAACGTCGTTTGCTGCACTGTCCGGGCAAATCGGATCCACGTTTGAATCGCTGGTTGCCCAAGGCAACGATAGCGAAGTGGTAATGATTGGAATGAAGGATTCTATCCAACGGATGTGGGAGGAGCAACAGGAGTTTGGCTTCCATACGGACGAAGCGACCCAGGCGTTGATCGACGAAGCTGTCGCCCAAGGGGTTGTGGGTGAGAAGCATAAGTCTATCTCAGACCAGATGTTGGACGCCACGAATCGTATCGCGGGTGCTATGGAAGGTCTTGCGAGAGCGATGGGCGTTGACATCCCAAATGCAGCGAACAATGCCGCGTATACGACGCGTGGCGCCGCTGACTCCATGGAGAGGGACTGGAACCGCGTCCATGATGCCGCGACTGGGGCCGCTGAAGGACACTCACCCTCTGGGATCAAGCAAGTCACCGTTCGCACTGCTGAAGCCCAACACGCGGTTGAAGTCGCGGCAGGCCAGATGATTGCGGCGTTCGGCCAGATCTTCCTCGTAGTGACTGGCTTGGGCGATGCGGTAATGGATACGTTTGAGAGCGTCCACCAACAGATCGTGGATTACCAGAACGTCGATGCTGCGATTAGGTCATTGACCGTCGCCCAAAAGAACTTCATCGAGCTTGCTTTGGTATCTGGGGTATCAATTGCAGATATCGCTGCATTGCTTGGTACGAGCACTATTGCGATTCAGTCTTATGTGGACGCCAATAAGAAGGCAGCTGCTGCAGTGGCAGCGACAGCGGCAGCGACCGCTCAACACGCCCAGGTGATTGCAGATATCAACCAAGCCATAGCGGACCATGCGGATGCCGCAAATGCTATGGCAAGACTCACCGCCGGGCAGCGAAGTTTCATCGACAGTGCGATTGCCGCTGGCGTCTCAGTGAGTACGCTCGCTGGGGCATTAGGCACAACTGTTGAGGCCATTAGTCTCTATGTGGCCGCCCAGAAGGCAGCCGCTGACGCGGCTGATGCAACGGCTGCAGCGACCGCCAGGCACGTGGAGGTGGTCGAGGGCATTATCAAGGCCGTGGCAAACTACAAGGGCGCAGCCGATGAGATGGCGAAGCTCACCGCTGACCAACAGATTTTCATTACTGATGCCCTCCAGGCTGGGGTCTCGGTCAGTTCCCTCGCGGAAGCGTTGGGGACAACGGTTGACGCTATCAACCTCTATGTGGCCGCCCAGAAAGCGGCAGCGGATGCCTCGAAAGCGACTGAGAAGGCGGCATTGGATGCAGCAGCTGCGGCTGCCAAGGAAGCCCAGAAGATTACGGACATTAACACCGCCATAGCGCAGAACAAAGGTGCTGCGGATGAGGCCGCGAAGTTCACGGAGGACCAGCGCACCTTCATCAAGGATGCCGTGGACGCGGGTGTCTCTGTAGCCGCTCTGGCTGACGTGATGGATACGACAACGTATGCGATCCAATACTTCATCGACTCCCAGAGGAAGATAACTGGCGCCCAGGAACCGACCATCGCACCGCCGCTGACTGGGTCCGAGGCATTTGAGCGTTGGCGAGAAGACTACAGCAGAAGTGTGGCGTCACCCGTGGAATACTATGCGACTGGCGCGGATGTTATTCCATTCCCCAGCCGTGGGACGGATACCGTGCCCGCCATGTTGACCCCAGGCGAGGGTGTTCTCACCGTCGAACAGAACAAAGAATACCACCAGACCATCGAGGGTCCGTCCAACCAGGAAGTCGTGGACGCCGTTAATGGGCTCCGCGTAGACATGACGACTAAGATGCCTCGCGCGTTGGCGCGCTCGCTCCATACCGGGCTTGTTGGGCTGAGGACGGCGTCATAGTGGCTGTTATCCTGAATGTTATTGAAACGACATCGGTCAATACCTCTGGGGTATTTGGTGCGTGGCTTACAGCGGTTGTATCTGGTGGCCCAGGTCACCCTGGGGACAGACTCATCCTCTATAACACTGATAACACCATCCTCGATTGGTTCTTCCTGAATGGGACAAAAGCTCCACCGGCTGCTGGTCTCACCTCGGGCCAGTGTACTTTTGGAAGACCAAGCGCCGCTGGGAAATACAAGGTTCAGTTCGTCCACTTCTATCAACCCAGGGCAAACTACCAAGATACGGTTCTTGCGGATGGGGTCACCTATTACTGGCAGATGGACGAAACCTCTGGGGTCACTGCCGTTGATATGAAGGCCGGTTTGAATGGGACGATTTCCGGTGGCGTCACGCTCGGCACGCCCCATATCTTCCCAGGCACGCACGATACCCCAGTGATGACGTTCAATGGGGTGGACGGGCAAATCGTGACTTCCGCTCCCATAACACTACCCTCTGGGGCGGTCACTTTTGAGGCATGGATTCGACAGACGAAGACAATTCCCACGCCAACAGTTCGCTATCATTGTATATGGACGAATCGTCGGAGCCCAGGCTTATCAACTACCACTGATGTGTTCTTTGTTGGGACCGTGGAATCCAATGGTGTCCTCCACGCCATTCTCGCCTATGGGCCTAACCAATACCAAGGCGTCACCGACATTGGCGACGGTCAGTGGCACCATATCGTAGTGGCGGTTGCTGCCCCCCAGATGGTGATTTTTGTTGATGGGAAGATCGATGCGAGCCTTGGTACCCTCGCGCGATTGCCGGCAGACCCAGGTGGCCCACCGGCGATTGGACGCGATCTCACAAACGCCACGGTTACTCAGTTCAATGGGGCGTTGGGGAAGGTTGCGGTTTACTACTCCAATCTCTCCCACCAGAAAATCACCGAGCACGCGGCGTATGGGTTCCAAACGACGGTTCTGGCGGTAGAGACTGTAACCGTCCATCTGAGTGAACCCCAAGTCTGCTTGGAGATGGAGTTCCTGGGGAAGAACCAGGGCTGGACGATTGTCCGTGATTGGTATGTGAATCCCGGCTTGGTATGGCACCGAGGTCTACCTGGGATTGGGATTCTGGATCTGATTGCGGACATTGGAACGCTCCACTTCACCCTCGACAATAGTGAGAAGAACAGCGTTGGGAAAGTCGGGTATTACAGCCCAGACCACGCCAACAAACGGTATGGGTTCTACCTGAATATTGGCGTCCGTGTTCGTATCGGGCAGTCCAAACGGTTCACCGGCGTCATCTCCTCGATTGACCCCGTCCCAGGGAAGTTTGGGACGCGCACCGTCCAAGTTGAGTGTACGGATTGGATGGGTATCGCAGACCGGACACGCATCGAGAATCTCCCAGTTCTGGTAAACAAGCGCGGTGATGAGGTCTTCCGGACACTTCTCGATTCGCTCCCAGGGTCAGCCCACCCAGATGGAGTTCAAGCCGATTCCAGCCCAGACATTTACCCATACACGTTGGACCGGACACGTGACGAACAAACGGTCCTCCGCGATGAGTTGTACCGGCTCTGTACGAGTGGGATGGCCCGCATCTATGTTCTGGGCGATGGGACGCTGGTCTATGAGAATCGGGGCAGACGCGCCGCCATAACATCGAGCGTTGATACGTTCACTGACTCCCATGGCTTCACCTCTTCCCATGGGCGCGAAGCCATTGTGAACCGGGCCCAGGCGACCATCCACCCTCGGCTCCCATCAGCGACCGATGTTGTGTTGTACTCGATGCCGCAGCCCATGGAACTCGTGGCGGGAACTCCGCTGACGATTATGGGCCCATGGTCTGACCCGGCCAACCCCAATACGCGTGTGGGAGCGGTCAGTCTAGTGTCCCCACTAGTCCGTGGGACCGACTATGTCGCCAACTCACTCGCCAATGGGACAGGGACGGATCTTACAGCGTCAGTAGTGATTCTCGCTGGGCTCTCTGGGAACGCGACATCCTTCACGGTCTCACTTCCCCAGGGTGGGTTTCTCATAAAGCTCCAACAACGTGGGAAGCCGTTGTATGACTACGGCCAAGCGGTTCTCACTTGGGAGGACACAACATCTATCGCCCAGTTCGGAGTTGCCTCGACCCAGATTGATATGCCCTATACGGCCGACCCAAATCTGGCCTTGGAGGTCGCCCAGTTTACGGTTTACAATGGGGCGTTCCCACTGACGAATGTTGCTGGATTCAGTCGTATCGTAGACCTGAAGAATCCCACGGAACTCCAACGGAGTATTGGGCGTCTCATCAGCGACCGGATTAGCATCATTGACCCGGTGACTGGATTGTCGAAGCCATTCTTCATCAACGCAGTTGATGAGACTATCTCCGAGAATCGAGTCACGACACAGTGGATGTTGACCCCAGGCGATGCGACGGGCTATTGGCTCTTGGAAGTCGATGGGTTCACCGAGCTTGATATTACGACGCGTCTGGGATTCGGGCAGATTCTCGGCCATGTGGATATCGTTCACCAAGATATCCATGGAGACCAAATCCATTACGATTCGATCCACATTGATACCCACTCGGACAACGTCCACGTTGATTTGACGCACGTCGATTTTGTTACCCATACGGACGTTACCGATCACCACGACCAGAGCACCCATGTGGATGATCCCGGGCACTCAGATTCGGTCGCCCATACGGACTACTCCGACCATGTGGATGTGACGACCCATGATGACGTAACACACCAAGACGTTCCCCATACGGATGGCGCCCATACCGATATCGCGCAGGTGTATTGGCACACGGACATCCCCCATACGGACATCGCCCATTACGATGTCTACTATGATTCGCCGCACCAAGACATCGCTCACCAGGATAGCCACGATGACTGGCGAGATAATGTCCCTGGGATCAATTTCCTCGACCATATCGACTGCAATCCGCAATACAATGGAACTGGTAAGTGGCATCTGGATTGTAACTCGAAACCCTATGGGCCGCCCTACGGTGACCCAAATCCCAACGGGTCATTCCATAACGACCAGAACCATGTGGACGGGCATTACGACCAGAGTGGTCTCCACTACGACCAGAACGATCACGTAGACTACGCGCACCAAGACGCCCATGGGGACTCCCATGCGGACTACCACGCGGACCAACGCCACGTGGATGAGGGCTATTTCGATCCGCACCAGGACGTGCCTTACCAAGCTGCCCATGGGGATACACCGCACTATGATGTGCCCCATTACGATACCGCGCAGGTCTATGTGCCCCATACGGATGTGTATCCACATTCCGATAGTGGCGCCCATCACGACCAAAACATCCATACGGACACGTCGAACCACTCCGATGCGATCCTCCACGACGATGTAACGTCCCACGCAGACAATAACGTCCACTCGGACACTCCCCATACCGACATTACCCATGGGGATACGCCGCACCAAGACATAGCCCACTCGGATGTCCCACACCAAGATACGCACCAAGACTTCCATGGAGACTCGAATTGACGATTGAGCTGACTCCCAACGGCGTGGCCTGCAATTTGGACTGTCCCTATTGCTACCAGAAGCCCATGAGAGACGCCGGAAACATCTCCCAAGGTTACGACATGGAGAAGATGATCGCCGGGCTCAAACGCGAGGGTGGGCCATTCGCGGTCTTCGGTGGGGAAGCCTTGACGATGCCGCTCGATGATTTGGTCCAAATCTTTGAGTTCGGGTATAAGACCTATGGGTCCAACGGCGTCCAGACGAATGGGACGCTGATTACTGAGGAACACTTGGACGTGTTCCAGAAATACAAAGTCCACGTGGGACTCTCCATCGATGGCCCAGACGAATTGAACGACAGCCGATGGGTCAAAGACCTTCCCACGACGCGAGAAGCCACGGCCAAGAGCCATGCGGCGCTCCAAGCTCTCGTGAAGCGGAAGCAATCTCCAAGTATTATCGTCACCCTCTACCGTGGGAATGCCGTGGGGCAGCGCTTGGACCGGCTCATTACCTGGTTCAAGGAGCTTGACCGTATGGGCGTGCGAAACGTCCGTCTCCATCTCCTCGAAGTGGAGAACCGCGAAGTGGCGGAGACGATGGCGATGACGACAGAGGAGAATATCACGGCGCTGATGCGCCTCTATGAGTTCCAGAGGAAGACCAAGATCAACTTTGACCTCTTTGGGGAGATTGCCCGGCTCCTCCAAGCCAACGATGACGCGGTAACGTGTACGTGGAACGCGTGCGACCCATACACGACATCCGCCGTCCGTGGGGTCAGCGGGCAAGGTGAGTCGTCCAACTGTGGGCGAACCAACAAAGAAGGAATCAATTGGCAGAAAGCCAACACGCCTGGGTTTGAGCGGCAGGTCGCGCTTTACAACACGCCCCAGGAAGATCTGGGGTGCAAAGGGTGCCGGTTCTTCTTCGCCTGTAAGGGCCAATGCCCTGGGACGGCGGAGGGTGGTGACTGGCGGAACCGAAGCGAGCACTGCGGCATCTGGATGGCGTTGTTCGAGCGCATCGAGGGAGATATGATTGGGCTTGGCCAACAGCCTGTCTCCCGCGCGGAGTGGCTTCCCAAGCTCGAACGGATTATGGTTGATACCTGGGACAGCGGCCGGAACATAACCATCAGGGAAGCGATGCATCGTCTCAACGGCTCCCCATGCGCTGAGACCGGCGATGGGGGCAACCGGCCCCATGGCGACCATTGGGATGCTCCGGAAGGCGCGTCCCACTCTGATGGGATATGGGATGTCCATGGGGACAAAGGCACCACAGTCCACGGCGACTCTGGGAGAGAAGACAATGCGTGATTGGACGCGGATTATCTGGGTGAGCGCCAGAGCACGCGCTGTCTGGGAACCCAGGCTCACCCTCATCCAGAAGGCGTGGCTCCAAGTCGAGGTGGATAGTGTCCTCCTTGGGCTGCGCCCAGCGGGTCTTGTCTTCGGCCAACCCACGGTTGCGGGTCTTCCCATAACGCCAGTGGCTCCGAATCGCTATGCGATTGGCCCAGCGGCAGCGGATCTCGTCATGGCGTTCCGCCAGAGTAACAATCAACTCATTGGAGAACTCCTTGGGTATCCTCCATGCTGCCGCGACTTCTTTGACCGCACCTGGGGCCTGGGACTCCTTGATACTACGGCGCAGATGGAAGGAGATGGGAATGGACCGCTGGACTGCAATATTCTTGGTCGGTGGTTGGGTGTGCGCTTCATTATGCATCTACCATGCAGTTGGACGTGCGAGCATACCATCGTCTGTGCCGAGCGTTGGAAGCCCTTGTGGCCCAGAGAGGCTCTCCAATGGGCCACTGAGATACTCTCTTGGCCCGCTCAATGGTCCGCTCGAAATGGAATCGCTGAGATCACCTTCCCAGTCTGTAAGATGTCTACCCGGACAACGCCTGGTGAGACGGCGATTATTCGACGACATGGGATATCCCCAGAGGAAGCCGCGACGGGCGTTCAGTTCCCATTCAATGAGCCACGCCGACGATCCCAAGTCGAGCCATTGATCCAACTCACTGACCCCGCCAAGGCCAATGGGTTCTCCTCCCTCGAAGCAATGACTGCCGCCCATGCAATGGTCCTCGAAGAATTGGAGATGTCGCCGCCCCAAGGGTTGACGGTAGACCTTGGGTGTGGGAACGGTCGGTTAATGCGACAGATTGGGAAGAAATTCACGGTCCCAGTTCTGGGCGTTGAGGTGGACCCAAGCCGCGCCCAAGGCGCTGCCGATATCCGTTTGACGAACCTGGAAGCCTTGGATACACTTCCCCACGATGCCGACACCCTCGTGGTCTCCATGCGGCGGTTCGAGGAGATTCCAGAACTGGAACGTTGGGCGGCTTCCCATGCCCGGCAAGTGTTGGTCTACAGTTACGATCCACCGATGTTTGCTGAGATGAAGCGAGGACAGTAATGGCGAGTTGGCCTGCACGAACGTGGGTTCCAGCGGAACGTGTGACAGCGGGCATGATGAATGGGGTGCGAGACCAACTCAATGAACTCCATTCATTCGGTCAGTGGCTCGACCAACCGTTCAATGCGGCCGATTATGGGGCGAGTGCTGGCGCGACATGGACTCTAGGTCTGGCAGCGATTCTCAGAAATCGCTATACCATTATCCAGAAAACGTTGATTTGGAACTTCTACGTTTCGTGGTTTTCCGGGTCCAATAATCTCATCGGTGCTCCCAGTACGCTCACGATCAAACTCCCTGGGAACTGTACCTGCCCTGGGAATATCATTATGCCTACGGCCTACAACATCGATGGCGGAGCACGAGTTGATGTTGACGCGAGTCCCAACGGGGCCACCTGTTCGTTCACGAAAAGAAATGGGAGCAACTTCACGGCCGGTTCTCCTGGGATAATTGGGACATTGACTTTTGAGATTCTCTAATGGCTGACGAACCACGCAAGAGTCTCTTTGAGACCCAGCGGGATTTTGTTCGCCAACAGGCGGAGGTTTCACCCTTCGCGGCGAACTGGCCTGCGCGGACCTGGATGCCTGGGGAGCGTGTTACCTCTGGGATGATGAATGGCGTCCGAGACCAGCTCAACGAACTCCATAACACGGTTGGTGGACTCGATGCAACCAACGTCGCCTATAAGAACCAGGCGAACGTTTTCACAGTGAACCAGGTCCTCAACAATGCTGCACTTTTCATCCAGGGTAGTAATCCCAGTCTCTACCTGTATGATCCTACCCAGCCAGTAAACCTTCGTAACTTCCGCCTCATGAACCAAACCCAGTTGCTCCGGATCTACGCCCAGGATGATGGGGAGAGTGGGTTTGTAAACGCGATGTCGCTGTCTCGCTCAGGACAGTTAATGGTGCGAGGAACGATTCAGATTGGTAAAGCGGACATTATCAGTCCAACCGTCCCAGGTCTTCGGAACACCGACAACCGATTGGATATTGTGCTTGGGGACCAAACCAACTGGGCGCCAGTGCAAGCGCTGAGTTACTATGCCGTGGGTGTCGGAAACAGCTTTGCAGATCTGACTGTCCGTGGGGCGACGAACTTCCAGAGTAACATCTCTGTCTCCAATGGCGCGGTGATCTCCCAGGGCCCAGTGTATCCTGGCTTTGTTGATACTGGTGCGGCGCAGGTATCGTACTACATTGGCGCCCATACCGGCTATGCTGGCCTCTATACCAATGCGAGTTTGACCGCCCAAGGTGAACTGTACGCAATTGGAAACATTTTCAGTAACAGCCCGGTCTACCCTGGCCGCATTGATACGGGATGGACCAAGCAAACGAGTCTGTATCTTGGGTCCCATGGGAGCTATGGGCTCTACTCTAACACGGGCCTCTATCTGGAAGGCCCAGTGTGGATGTCTTCCTTCGCGTCTCGTGGCCCTGGGACCATCGCTGGGAATCTAACAATTACAACGGGCGGCGCAAGTATCACCGGCACCCTCGTGGTAAATACTGTCGTGGTTAATGTGGGTCCACTGACCGTGGCGACTGGTGGGGCAGACATTACGGGTTACTCATACGTCCGGACACCCGGTGGCGCTGGTGATGCTTCGTTGTTCCTCATGAATCCCGCCGCTGGTGGCGCAACCCAAAACTTCCGACTTATGAGCTATGGGGGTTACTTCCGCGTATGGAATGCGGATAATGGCGCGGAATTACTTCTAGTCCATGGCTCTGGCTCTGTCACTCTCCCTGGTGGTGGTGGGGTGATGAGCGCCCAAGTGTACTACGAGCGTGGCCGCACTGTCCCCATGGGAGGGCTCACAGCCGTCGATCCAGCTGTCTATATGCACGGCCAAGTGGTTGGTGTAAGTGGAACGATGATGTATGCCCTCGTGGGCCGCATGATGCACCTGACGTTCAATATCGCAGCCACTTGCGTGACTGGCGGCGGTAACCAGATCAATATGACTATTCCATTCCCAGCTGGGCAACTCCCAGCGATTACGTGTCACGTGGGAATCTGGACGGCGCACGCCCAACGTTATTGGCACTCTTCATTCGCGGCTTATGCAGCCAATCAATATTTCTTGACCTTCTACGATGAGGGTCTGGCTGGATGGCCAGACGGTGCAATCTATCTCTATGGGTCCATCGACATTCCGTTCAGTCCGTAAAAAGAGGAGCACATGGCGACATACACGATTACCACGACAGACGACCAGGAAACGGCGCTGGTCTATGCTTTCGAGCATCTGGTTGCTCCGCCGACTATCCCAGGATTCCCTCCACCTCCGGCACTACCAGCGACCCAGCAAGAGTATCTCCAACAGCAAGTGGATGTTCTTGTCCTCACCCCGATGGGGACACGCTACGGGCAAGCGGTGACGACAGCCGTCCAGAACTCCCTCGCCTCAGTCCCCATCGAGAACCAAGAGGCCGCGCTGGAGAGCATCAAGCAGGTCATCACCGATAGCGGTGGGACCGTCGTGGAACCGGGTGACCCGGCTCCGCCCATTACTGACCCAGCGAAACAGCACACGCTCCCATGGGACAAGGAGCGTGGTCGATGACGCGCGCATTGACCTTTGATGGCCCACGTGGCCCCAAGCGATTTGAACTTCTCTACACCGCGCTGATGAGTGCTGGCGATGGGAAAGGTGATCGCACAGCGCCCACCATCCGGAAGGAAGCACGCCTGTTTGACTCCCTCGATGAGATCAGCGAGGTCAATCCAGAGGCTGCCCCAGGGAACGTGGACCGTCGGCTGACGGCTCCAGCGTCCATCGAGGTGTCTCAGGAAGACCACGAACTACTCGTCAAATACGCGGAGACAACCCCATGGGCCCCCAGAGCATCCCGCGAAGCGGTGGACCTCTGGGATTGGCTCAGCGCCGCAGAACGTCGTGACTGATTCGTAAACCAGGAGGGACCAATGGCCGAACACAAACCGTCACCGTCACCCGAACCACCGGGCCCAGATCGTCCGGGCCAGGGACTGCCCGACCGTCCAGGGCGTGGGCCCAGTCCAGAGCATCCCATCGCCGTCCCACCTCGCAAGCAGCCCAAGGAGCAGCCGGATGGACCGGACCTCCAGAGCGCGGCCCCAACGGACGATGGGAGCACAATCCAGACCTCCGCTGGTCCGCTGGACCGTGAGACCGTGCTCGCCCATCGAGTGGGAGGCACCGGCTGGGTCTCCGTCCAGGAGGAACCCTAGCCACCACCTGCGCCGGTGAGTTCCTCCGCTGGGTCTCCTCCGCTCCAGAGGATATCGCTAGGACGGCGGAGGAGCTTGCCGGCACAGCCGGGGCAAATGATTGGGCGTCGGGCTGGGCTACCCTACAGGCCGATTCCCAATCATCGCTCCTAGCTGTGCCGGCACAGTTCTCGCCTTACAGCCGAGCTTAGACCCCACCCGCGATTCTGGACCCACACCCTCGGCATCCGGCGACAGGTGTAGCCGGCACCGTCCGGGTGTCTAGCTGTTGATAGGGCAAAAGATTGGGACTTATGCTGGGCTACCCTACAGGGCAGGTTCCAATCATCATTCCTAGGTGTGCCGGCAAGGTATTGTGGGAATGCTGGACGGGCCCAAGAGGATTCTCCTGGGCCCGCCAGTCTAACCTGTTACGAGGATGGTGTTTAGACCGGACCAATCCAATGGATGAGGTGGTTCTCTACCCTGATGAGGCCAGCCGCCTTCAGGGTATCGACGATGGCCTGGTAGTTGGAGAGGGAGAGGCTAGCCTGTAGCCTAGCGTATAGTTCACCGGACGGAACCACCTTCACCGTCCGGATGGTTTCCGCCAGTGTCGTAATCAACTCCAACATCGCTTGGCGCTGCTCTGGGGTTGGTTGGGCTCTCATTTGTCCTCCGCTCGGAAGCATTCGTTGCAGATGGTCTCGTGCGTATCGACGGTCCACGCGGCTGCCGCTCTCACCCTCGTGGGGACACCGCAGACGGCGCAGCGAACGTAGTCACCAGTGGCGAGGTTGGCTTGGTCGTGGTGCTCGCTGGAGAGCACTTCCTCCGGGCTGACCTCCGGGCATTCCGGAGACAGGTGGTCGAGTGCGGAGCAGAATCCGCACCGGCGTGGAATCTCGCTCATCGCCTCAGAGACGCGAGTGGTAGGGTGGATCATTATTGGTCCTCCCAGCGGTCCCAGCGAGGGTGCCTGTAGTTGCCGTCGGTGGTCTTCTCCTGGTACTCAATCCGCAGCCGCCGACCAATGGCCGGGTGGGCCCCAGCCTTCTTGGCCTGCCGCTCGAATGCGGCCAGTTCCATATCGTTCAGCGTCTTCACCGTCGTCTCGATGCCGGCGTCATCGCGGAGCATCACCGTCGCATACGGGCCACGGTCCACGATGGTCCCTTTGCCGGCCTGGAAGCCAACCACCGTCAGAACCGCTGAGCGCAGGTCTTTCATCTTCAGGAAGTCTTTGGAACGCTTCCCGGCCACGTAGATGCCCTTGCGCCGTTTGACGATCAGACCCTCGCCATCAGCGTCCCAGACCGTCTGGCAGGCGGTGCGAATCTGGTCGAGCGTATCGACGTTCCACGAGGGAGCAAGGACCACCGCCGTCTCACCGGCGAACAGCTTATGGCCGAAGATGGTCGTCAGGTAGGCACGCCTGGCGTCGTATGGTTCCTTGGTGACGTCCTTGAAGAGCACCGAGAGGATGTCGAACACGGTATACACCAGGTCGCCACCATTCGCCAGTTCGGTGACCCCGTAGGAGCGTTTCCCAGGCACCACCAGCTCACCATCGTAGATGCCGACTGGAAGGAGCGCCAGAGCCGCGTTGAGGTGGGCCGGCAAATCCCTCGTGAGCCCGTTCCGGCTCCACGCCTGGACGACTGGGATGCCGTCCTTGAGGTGGGTTATCTGGACGAGCAGCCGGTGGCCGTCATACTTCTGCTCGATGGCCCACTGGCCCGGTGTTGGCTTCCAGCCTTCTGGGATGGGGCTGGCGAGCATTGGTTTCAGGAAGGAAGACATCAGCGCACTTCCTTCCAGGGCCATCCGAGGTCCAGCAGCCCGTCGTGGAGGACACGCGCCAGCAGTTCGGTGAGGGCATCGTCGCTGAGCTTGCTCTTCATCTCGTGGAACCAGGCGTCCAACCACCGTCCCTGGCGCCCACTCTCGGTGAACGAGTAGAGGATGGCGAGCAGGTGGTGGTTGTTGGCGTTGGCGTTCGGGTTGGGCGTTGCAGACATCATTCATTCTCCTTGGAAGGCTAGATGCAGTCTCGGACGAAGTTGACTTCAGCGACCACTCCGCTCTCGGTGGTCTCGTTGGCGTTGGTGTAGAGCCACGACATCGCGCGGTTCAGGTCTTCGGTGGGCGTCCCACCGAGGTTGGCGGCGGCCACGAGGGCCAGCCGCCGGTAACGGTCGTCAGTGGAGGCCAGCTGGCGTAGCTGGGAGAGTGAGCGGACCTTGGGAATGAGCTTCACAGGCCCATCTCCTCGCACCGGGTGCAAACGCGGAGGGCACCGGGGCAGGTCTTCTTGCACGTCTCACAGAGGTGGACCGTATGGCCGCACTTCGTCGCTGGGGCCGTCTTCTTCACCACGTCGCCACAAATCTCGCAGGTCTTGGTCGCCATCATTCGCTCTCCCGTGAAGTATTCAGAATCCGCCGCCATCCACCCAAGCATCGAACCGGCCCACCGTAAGGTGGGACCGGCCGTTTTCTTGCTCGCCATCATTCCCTCACCAGCCGCACCGCGGTCACCGAGTCACCGATCTTCTCCTGGGCCAACTCCATCGCGGCCAACCAGTTGGCGGCCACCACCTTCGCCACCACCACCCGGTCAGCGTACACCGCGAACGTCTTCTTGGCGGTCGCCACCGTCTTGGTGGCGCCGTCCGTGACCGTCACCGAGACAGCGCCGGTGCACTTCTGGAGGCTCTCAGCGAGGTCCACGACGATCTGGCTACGCAGTTCCGCCACGGTGCCCTTGGCGAATCCCTGGCCCTTGGAGTTGGCGATGTAGAGCATCACTTCGTCATCGTTCTGGTAGCTGAACCGCCCACTCCAGTTGAGGCCCAGTGAGTCGGAACGGCCCACCATAAACTTGTCGCCTGGGAACCGGCGGAGCCCAAACACGTCTGGGAACGTCGCCATCACACGCTTGCACCGCGTCTCGTCATCCTCGCGCACCGGCTCTGGGGCCGCTGGCGGCGTGCGCTTTTCCTGCGTTGTCGTCAACGCCCTGCCGGTATCGACGGTCAGCCACGCCTGGTAGCCAGCTTCGGTCATCCCGATGGCCGCGTCATTCGGCTCACCCCGACGGCTGGTGTTCTCTTGGCTCCACGCCAGACCCTTCTGGACCAGCGACGACATCACCCCGGAGAAGGTCCGCTTGGGGTGCCGCCAACAATCGGCCACCGACCACGTCCACACGCCGCCCACCACGTCGTCGAATGACTCTGGGCGCTGCCCATTCGATGGGTTGTAAAGGTCATACGCCATCAGGTTCAGAGCCTCAGCTTCCATCGCCGTAACCACCACCGCCGCATTCGTCTTAGCCATCATACACTCTCCATCATTCCGCGTTAACCAACCGTCAAACTCAACGAGTTGAGTTTAATTGTGATTCTGGTGGAGGGCAAGGGAAATCGTGACGGGAGGAGCAGAAACTTCATAACTGGTTTATTCACTACAGGTTCACGTCAGTTGGTTGGGGACCGCTGGATATGGTACAGCGCCGTAAGTCCCAGAATCGAAACAACTTAACCGACAGCGGATAGTCGGGCCGTCTAGAGGCTCTAGGACGCATCGAGGGAGGTGGCCATACCCTAGCCCAGCCCGTCTTCCAATCATCATTTCTAGCCCACTTCTAGCTGGGAGAAATCCCACAGCGGTTCGTCAACCCTCCACGATACGGGCCTGGAACCGCGCGACCAGCGTGGCTTCCTCCGGTTTGCCCTTCACCCTCGTACACCGCCACACGAGAACAATGTCTCGGACGGCGGCCAGTTCCAAGGCCCACGCCCTGGCGTCCACCTCAGTGGAGAACCGGCCATTGGGCCGGTTCTTGCCTCCCTCGATGCTCTCCACCCTCCAACTGAGGGTCATTTCTTCTCCGGTGGCGGCGCCACCACCCGCTCGCAGGCGCGGCAGACGAAGACCCTCTCAGCCATCTCCCAGAGGATGATGGGGTATCGCTGGCCGTTGTCGCAGCTGAAACAATACCGCTGGGCCATCACTTCTCCCCCAGCAGCCCACGAGGGCCAGCCGCTGCGTTGACTCCACGACGGCCCAACACCATCTGGTCGGCGGCTGAGCGTCCATCGCTCCGCCCTTGGACGTTCCGGAGGGACCCACCGTTCAACACCTGCGCGTAACTGCGCTTGCCGGTGAACTTGTCGTCGATGTATTTCCGGACCTTCACCAGCGCGCCATCGAGCCGCATCAGGCCGGTCTGGGGCCCACCAGGAGCTTCAGCGACAGCCACCCGGCGTGACTCGTTGAATCGCTCCTCGATGCGCTGGACGAACGCGGCCAACCAGGCTTCCTTGTACCCAGCGGACAAATGGGGCTGGGGTGGGTTCATATGGCGGCACTTGTATTCCCAGTTCACGTAGGCACGCCGGGCCATCAGCGCCGTCGCAGGCACGAGGGTTCCATACGCATACTCCGCTACCACCGCGTGGGACTTGGTCCCAACGAAGACGATATGGTTGGATCCCGGACGGATGAGGAACGAGCAGAGATGGGCCTTGGAGACGACACGCGCCAATGACTCCTCCCACGCGATGCGGGTCTTCTTTGGGGTGATCCCATAGCGCCGGATATCCACCGTCACCTCGATGACTGGGTCGTGGTCGGTTGCTCTGGCGTAGTCCAGATCGCTGGGGTTGAGCTCATACTCCACCAGCATCTTGTTAATCATCCCGGCGAACGCTTCGGCAGCCGCCTCATTCCCCAACTGGGCCTCACCCTCCCTGGCCTTCTGGAGTTTGAGGAGCTTGTTGATGACCTTCTGGGTATGGTCTTCCTGCCGGTTCTTGATCGCTGAGCGCATCTCCTCCTCAAACTCCTGGAACTTGAGTCCGTGGTCGAAGTGGCGAAGGTGGGCCAGTTCGTGCGCGGCGGTGTCCCAGACCTCCGCTGGGCTCATCGGTTCCTCGCACCACTCGCCATTCACCGTGCACCGGAGGACCAGACGGATATGGCCGTTGGCGCTGCAGTCTCCGAGACGGTTTGCCATACCCTTCTGGGGCATCGGATATCCGGTTATGGACTGGAGTGGGAGGTCATACAGTTTCGCCACCTTCCGCATAATCTCCGCCACTTCGTTGAAGAACAGGAGGTCATCGGGGTGGACCGGGAGTCTCTGCATCATCGTTCATTCTCCTCTGGGCGTATCGCCCAACCGACAGTTACCAAAGCTCACGTCCGTGAGCTTATCCTGTGATTCTGGACGGAGCAAGGTAATTCGTGACGGACAGGGCAGAAAGTCATTAAGTCGTTTCACTGCTACAAGTTCACAAACTGGCTCTGGGCCTCTATGGGTTGGGTCAGCGGAGTTTTTAACCGACCAGAAAGAAATTGGCTGGGACGGTCCCAGCCAACTCCCTCTGGTGGTCCCTACGGAACCACCACTACGAAGCTACATCGATGGAGCGAAGCCCACCCCATCACCCTCTGGGTTGGCGCCCATCGAGTCATCCGCGTCTGGCGTCCGGTTGATGTCGATGATCCGTCCCTTGAGGTTCTGGTACATCTGGGCCGCCACCGCGCGATCCTCATCGTTGGTCTTGCCGGCGTTCTTCACCCGGTAGACCTTGAAGACGCCCTTGGCGTTCTTGCCCTCTCCGCTGGTGAGGGCATACTTCCCAGAGTAACACGGCGCGTTCCGCATCACCATCAGCGCGTTCAACTGCTTGGCGACTGGGATGCCGGTGGACTTGAGCGAGAGGCTCACCACTTCCTGCGACGGGAGGAGCATCACCACGAAGTCATAGAACTTGGTGGCGACGGGTGGGATGCTCCGTCCGTTGGCGTCCTTGGTGAAGAGCGTTCTGGGGTCACCCTCGGGCACGTCCATATCCTTGACGCCCCCACCCTCCGTGCGAGGGAGGAACTCAATCCAGTGCGGGGCATCGGCGCGCACGACGGTGAATTCCAGCGGCTGGTCGTACACCATCTGGGTCAGGTCGTTGAAGAGGTCACCCACTCTGAGCCCGTCGATGTAGCGCGGGTCATCCGGGTCCACCTCGTGGGACATCTTCTGGGCCAACGCCAGACGGGGCATCTTCAGGTCGGACTGCTGCAGGTGGTCCAGGCCAGCGCGGTTGCCGGCTTCGGCGTCTGGGACGGCCAGGCTCTGGTCGGCTCGCTTGACGAGGGACTGCTTCCCAGCTTCCAGTTCTTGCGGAGTGTTTGCTCTCTCAGCCATCGGTGGTGTCTCCTTGGTCGGTGCTTTTTTAGCCATCGTTCTTGGTCCTCATACGTTCACTTGGTACAGAGCACGTTTGCGCGGATTCCTCGCGTAACCAGCTTCCAGAAATCTGACTCGGTGAGGATGGGCGCGCAGGGCATCATCTTCCCGTTCTTGCGCCACGACACGCGAATCTCCTCAGTGTTGGTGGCTTTGATTCTGAGCCGTTCGATTCTCACCTCCTGGTTGTTCTCTAGGCTGATGGCCGTCTGCTCGATGACTTCTGCGTAGTTGGTGTCGCTCATACATTCACTTCCGGAGGGTGATCTTGGGTCGCGCGTAGGACGTGACGCCGTCTGGTTCCGGCTCACCCTCCAAGAGCCGTTCCTTGACGACGGACTGCGTGGTGGACGGGTGGAGAACCATTCGCTTCTCATACCCGTTGGCAAGGCACCAGAGACGGAATGCCTCTGGGTCCTCCACCTTCGCCACTGGCTCGAAGTTGACGCCCACCGACATCCCATCCTCCAGGCGGAGGAAGGTGGTGCCCTCCGCCTCATACTGGTCTACCAGAATCGTCTCGATGGCGTCCAGGCGCGTCTGGATTTCTGCGAGGACAGCTTCCACGGCTGCCTTCTCCAGACGGATGTCGGCGTAGGCACTCGCCACCGCGCTGGCGTTCGTGACGCCCAGCGCTTCGCGGAAGGCCAATCTGGCCCGCTCCACCGCCTCATCCCGCTCGGTGGGAAGGCGTGGGAGGTTGGGCGTGACGTTTGCGTAGGTGCTTTTCTTCGCCATCTCAGTTCTCGGTGGGAAGGTCTTCCAGGGTGCCGAGGAGAGTCTCACCCTCACCAAAATCGATCTCAGGCGCAGCGTAGCTCATCTCTGGCTCCATAGAGGCATTCTCCCACTCCTCGATGAAGCTGTTGGCTTCCTGGCCCTTGTCTCCCTCCTGCCACCCATCACTCTTTTCGTCCCACTCCTCTCGCAGCCGCCCAGCCACCTCCTCTCGGAATGCCTCCGCCTCAGAAACCACCTTCTGGTAGGCTTCCAGGAACACGTTCAGTTCCTCCAGCGCCGTCCGGATCTTGTCCTCCGCGCCAGCCTTGGCGTCTTCCAGTGCGTCCCAGCTAGCCTGGAGACTGGCCTGGATCTTGGTCTTCTGGGTTTGTTCGTCCTTGGTGAGTCTAAACGCCATCCACTCCTCCATTCATCGTCCGTTCCTCGCTGTCTCCTAGAACCGCTCTAGAACCGTGCCGGCACAGCCCGGAGGCATCAGGCACCTCCGGGCTGGGCTACTCTACAGGCTACTTGACGCCAATGACGTAGACCAATTCAAGCTTGGCCCTCGTGATGGCGACATAGCTGATATTGTCTTCCTCCACGGAGTTGGCCCGGAGGGTGTCGCGGAGCACGAACACCCGATTGGCCTCCAGACCCTTGGCGCGGTGGACGGAGGAGCAGGTCACCAAGCCCGCATCGCCCAGCCCATCGTCCGTGAAGAGTGCCTCGATGCGCGCCGTGATCTCATCGACGTTCTTGGCCCCATCCGAAAGGGCCACCAGCATTTCCGCCTGGTCCTTGATGGCGTCGATCTTGGCTGGGTCGCGCTTGGCGGCCGTCAGGCGGAGCACTTCCCGCTCTTCCCACGCGGACACGCGGGTGAGGAACTCAGGGACTGACCGCGCCTTGAACTTGCGGACCAGCGTCTTGAGCCCACCACCGATATCGCGGCCTGCGATCCTGGTTCGCTTGCCGGCTCTGAGAAGGGACATCGCCGTGGAGACCAGTGGGGCGTTGAGTCGGGAGAGGATGAAGTCACCCACCCCAGCCGCCGCCACCAGTTTGTCGCTGCCGATGACCGCCACTGAACCCTCTGGGTTGCCCTCACCAGCGAGGAAGTCTGGGACAAACCGCTGGGCCTCTCCCACGATCACCCGGCCACAGCGATAGGTGGTCTTGAGCCCGAACTCAACTGCCTTGAGTTCCTCCTTCAGACGGCTCAGCGACTCACTGTCTGCTCCTCGGAAGGCATAGATGGCCTGACGGTCGTCACCGACCACGCAGATCCGGCCACGACAAACGCCCTGGGCGATCTCCAACTGGGCCGTCGTCATATCCTGGGCCTCATCGACGACCACCAAGTCATACGAGGGAACCAACCACTGGTTCCGGACTGGGAGGAAGATCATATCGCTGAAGTCGATGGTCCCGCCTGAGGCTACCTGGGACGCCAGTTCCATCGCTTCGATGGCCTTGGCGCACACGTAGTCGAGGGTGAACTGCGTATTGGCCCACTCCTCGCCTGGCTCGCACTCGAACTGGACCGCGATGTCGATGAGTTCAGCCGCCTTGGTCGCGTGAGGCACCATCTCGCGTC